GCTAATTTTTCTAAACTTGATTTTAGTAATGATACTGCTGCAGTAACAACTAATATTTCTATTAGTCCTTCTTCATGGGTTTGGTATATTTCAGCAGCTAGTGCTAAAGAATTTGGATTGAATGCTGTTGGTCCAGCACTTGTTGCAAATACTCCAGAACCAAGTTACCCGCCCACTGTATTTGGATATTTCCGTACCAATGCATCCAATGTTAATAGGTTTAATTTTGCAAATGATACCGCAGCAGGAGTTCATTTACCCAATAATCTTGCTCCAGGTACGGGAAATAAATCTATGGCCTATAGTTCTGCAACTCACGCATATTTCTCTAGAGCTGATACTCAGAGAATTGATTATTCTAATGATACTGCGACTTATGTTACTGTTGGAGGAATGCCTACTGCCAGATATGAGGGAGCTGCTGTACAGAATCTGACTCACGGATATGTTCTTGGAGGTTTTGCTAGTAGTGTTTATAGACTAGATTTTGCGAATGATACTGCAACAATGTCTACGAGAGGCAATCTTGCTGCTACCAGGAGAGAGTTTGGTGCTGCAGGAAACTTGACTCATGCATATACCATGGGTAACGGAGATGCACAGAAGATAGATTATTCTAATGATACTGCAACTTCTGTATTCTTATCTCCTACTATTAGTGCTAGCACTAATACTTATGCAACTGGAAGTATCAGTCATGGATATCTTGCGAGCAGTGGATCTATACAGAGATATGACTACTCGAATGATACTGCATCACCGAATAGTTACGTATCATTCTCATCCAGTTTGGGTAGCAATGGTGGTGCATCAGGCACCGCATCCTTTGGTTATTTTACTGGTAATGGTCCTCAATACCTTTCTAGACTAGATTTTGCAAATGATACCGTAACTCCAAAAACAAAAGGAAACCTTGCCAATGCCTCAAATCAATATGGAACGGGAACATCAACTACCGAGTTTGGTTTAAGAGGATAGTATGCTATAATAAACAAAAGATTGATTATATGATTGATAATCCACTGACACATATTTTGATCCGACCTAATGTAATTTCTCCTGAAGGTATTCGGGAGATGGTGGATCATATTAAACAATCACCTTGTGAAGACCTATCTGTATTTGATTCGGAGACGACAAATAGAACAGGTGAGACATCATGGCAGGTTGATAAGAAGACAAGAGATACACAAATTGTTCCTATGGGAGATTTGTATCCCAAGATTATGGAACTTCTTCATCATGCCGTAAAAGAAGTTATCAATCCTTTCTATGGTATTGAGGTAACCAGTAGTGAAGTCCCACAGGTTCTATCTTATGGTATTGGTGGACACTATAAACCTCATATTGATGGGCAGAGTATCTGGGTCACACCAAGAGGTGAAAAGATTTGGAAGAAATCTACGGATAGAGATATTTCTATGGTCTTTTATCTCAATGATGATTTTGAGGGTGGAGATTTTATTTTCCCAGAACATCATATTCGTGTAAGACCTGAACCTGGTATGATGGTTTGCTTCCCTTCCAGTCATTATTATATGCACGGAGTAGAACCAGTGACAAGAGGAAAAAGATATAGTATAGTGTGTTGGGCTACGGTAAAAGGTCAACCAAGTATGGACGAAATTAATAATCAGTTATCTCAAGAGTATGGAGTTAAAGTAATTTAAATTATGGCAAACATTTTGGGAGTGCAATTCGGACATGATGGATCCGTCTGCCTTGTTAAGAATGGTAAGTTAGAGTTTGCCATTGGAACAGAAAGAATTACTGGTATTAAAAAGCAACAAGGATTTACAGACGAGATTATAAATTATGCTTTGGACTCTTGTGGTTTAACAGTTGATGATATTGATTGTGTTGCCACCAATGATTTTAAGCAAGAATTTTTTGGTAATGAATATCTTGTAGATAATTTTATTATTCAGGGTAGAGAGATTAAGTGTTATATTATTTCTCATCATCTGGCACACTGTGCCTCTGCATATTATACTAGTCCATTTAATGAGGCACATTGTTTCAGTATGGATTGTAGTATGGGAAAGATAGAAGCAAATTCTCTGGTGGCATATGGTAAGGGGAAGAAACTTTTTGCCGAATATTGTCCCGGAGAAATGGTCGGAGTATTATATGGTGAAGTAACAGAGAAGTTAGGACTCGGACCTGCACTTCATAAGGCAGGAACAACAATGGGTCTCTCATCATATGGGACACCATTTGATTTTGATTATCAATCTTATACTGATGATATCAAACATAAGATGAATGTGGCAGCATCCGTTCAGAATTTGTTTGAGAATAAAGTATTGAGTGTCTTAAATGATATAGATCAGAACTCTAATAACCTTTGTCTCTCCGGAGGATCATTTTTAAATTGTAATGCTAACTCAGAGGTCGTAAGAAAATCTAAATTTAAACAGTTTCATCACTTTCCGGCATGTGGTGATGATGGAACAGCAGTTGGTTCTGCACTTTATGTGTCTCATCATATTCTTGGAGAGGCAAGGTATGATTACGAACCACAAGACATCTGTTATACCGGAAGAGATTATCCAAGTCAGACACCGGACTATAATCACATAGCAAGACAAATTGCCGATGGTAAAATCATTGGTTGGTTTCAGGGCAAATCAGAGTTTGGTCCAAGAGCACTAGGTAATCGTTCTATTCTTGCAGACCCAAGAAACTTTCATAATCGTGATCTCATCAATCATGTTGTGAAGAATAGAGAATGGTTCCGTCCTTTTGCTCCTGTTGTATTAGAAGAATGCTATCAAGATTGGTTTGACTTTCCTATACCTAGTCCTTATATGCTTTATACCGCACAGGTGAAGCAACCAGAAAAAGTTCCAGCCATAACTCATGTTGATGGGTCTGCCAGATTTCAGACAGTCACAGAGAAATCTAATAAGCACTACTATAATATTATTAAAGCATTTGGAGAACTAACTGGTGTGCCTGTTCTACTCAATACAAGTTTAAATGGGAACGGACAACCTATATTAGAAACCGAAGAGGATGCACAAGAGTTTTACAAAAATTCTAAATTAGACATGATGATTATCAATGGTGCTATAATATAAATATTTGAAAGTTATCTCACAAAAAATGGCAAAATATCTAAAGCATTATTGGAAGAATGGTGGGTCATGGCTTACCACATCAAATGTTGTGGGTCAGACACACCCAGAGTCAGACTATGCCGGTCTTGGGGTAAAGATCTGGATGCACGACTCTGATGGTGTTGACGTATGTCTTTCTGAAGTTCCTGATAGCACTGCGATTTCTACGATCACCGTAGGTTCCAAGAATGCGGTTATTGAACTGACCGAAACTCAATTTAATTCTGTTAAAACTCCTCTTGATGAAGAATCAGTTCTTCGTCAGGCAGCAATGGAGGCAGAAATGAGTGGTGATACTGACACTGCAGCAACTAAGAATACTGCTGCAGATGCCAAAGCAACCGAAGCACAGAATGCACTGAATGCACTCTGATTTGACAATTTAATTTAAATATTTTATACTAATAGGAGTTTAAACCTCCTATTTTCTTTTTTATGAACTTTACTGTATACACAAAAGAAAATTGTCCTCACTGTTATAAGATTAAACAAGTATTGGAATTGACCGGAACAGATTTTGTATCTTATAAACTTGAAGAGGACTTTACAAGAGAGGAATTCTATGCTAAATTTGGTAAAGGTTCTACCTTTCCACAGGTAGTATGTGACAATAAAAAATTGGGAGGATGTGTTGACACAATCAAATTCCTCAGAGAACATCAAGTCATCAAGTCTTAACATAAATAAAAATGAAGACCACAGAAATCGTGGTATTGAATTTTTACTTAATGGAGGAAAAAGAAAGCAGACACAACCATTTCATATTATCTTTGAAAAGATGGTCTGCTTTCTGAGACGGGAAGTAACTATCTATTTCGAATTTTCTATTAGTACAAGAAAAAGAGAAGTAATCTCCCGGAGTAAGAAAAATGTTAGCAACTAGTTTAGTATTTGGATCATTTTTGACTATTCTATTTCTCATGATGGGACTTTTAATTGGTTGGACTGCTAGAGAATACATGATGAACTATCGGGAGGCACCGAGATATCATCCCGAAATGTTTGATGAGCAAGGAAATCTTATTCCAGACGAAGTAATCGCATTTAATTTTGAAAACTATGACGACAGTAACGAAGAAGAAAACGACAACGACTAAGGCAGCATCATTAGAACTTCCAAGAAATCCATTTGTCTTTGAAGTTTTGGATCTTGTTTCCAAACAGAGAAGTAAGGCAAAGAAGATTGAAGTTCTGAAAAAGTATGAGCATATTTCTTTGAAGGCAGTATTCATTTGGAACTTTGATGAAAGTGTAATATCTGTTCTTCCTGCAGGAGAGGTTCCTTATTCTGGATTTGAGGATCAGGCATCATCAAATGGAACTTTGAGCACTAAAATTACTGAAGAAGTTCGTAGAATGCACGAAACCGATTCATTCTCAATGGGTTCGAGTGATAAGAACGGACACACTACAATTCGTAGAGAATTTAAAAACTTCTACCACTTTATTAAGGGTGGTAATGATAGTATGAATAGTGTTCGTCGTGAAACGATGTTCATTAACATTCTTGAGGGACTTCACCCACTAGAAGCAGATGTTGTCTGTCTATGTAAGGATAAAAAACTTTCTGAAAGATATAAAATCACAAAGGAAATTGTGAGTGAAGCATATCCAGATATTACTTGGGGAAATCGTTCATAATTATGGCAAATCAATTGGGAGATGCTCCTACTAAAACAGAAGAGGAACAGTCTATGACTTCATGGACACCATCAGAAAAAGAAAATTCTAAATCCGTATATGGATGTGATATACTGATAGAGAATGGAACTTGGGAACAAGTATCCACTAAAGATTGTCCTTATGATGCCATGATAATCACCTATGTGGTTGATGGGGAAACGAGATATGATTTGACTCGTAGTCAGAAAGAAGTTCGTATATTTAACATGTACTGGGATAAGTTCCGTGAGAATCTAAAGGGAATTGGTTTTGGTATGGGAAGAACCAATCCAAAACTATGGGGACTGGAACCACCACCCCCAACCAAAAAACGAAAATAATTCCAAAATATCGGCAAAAAAAATCCCGGCAATTTTTTGGTCTGTAGGGATTTTCAGAAACCTCTTGACTAAATACAGTATAGGGTCTATAATGGACCTATCGTTCATCAGAGGAGACTCTGACGCAAGTAAGTCGCGGAACGGAGCCGTTCATCCCATGATTGAATTTCTTTTATATTCATCACTCACATGCCAACAAGCCGATAGTATTATGCTGAAGATGAAAGCAAACGAGAATCTCTCTGATGCTTTTAAGGTTGAGTTGGTAGAGACCGTAAAGGAATCTGTACCTGAGTGTATATGGGACGCAAACGACTAAAGGAACGGACCTAAAAATCCAACTACTTTAGGAGTAAACAAATGAACACACTTCAAATGATTAAAAAGCAGATCAACAAAGTATCTGCACTGCACGACGCACAGATCACTCACACCTCATATCGTGGTGTTGAGTATGATACTCGTTGTGTAAAATCAAACGAAACACACGGTACATTCTGTTATCGTGGTCGTGTCTACAATAAGTGAGTCACTTACGTTAAAATTGTTAGGGGGGTTGCAAGACCCTCTTTTTTTATGCTATAATTAATTCAAATATCGCAGTATTATGGAGAAAGAAAGGTTAAAACTAATTGTCCGAAATCTTGAATTGCTTGTTGATTCTCTAAAGGCAGAAGTTTATTCTGATGTTGATATACATACCACAAAGCAAGAAAATTTTGATAATCCATCTTCTGATTATATTTTAGATTACGACGAAGTTTTTGAGGACGATGATGGATAATCGCACTAAAATCAAAAAGGTTAAAGATCTTGCAAAACTATTTGAAAGATTAATAGCACAAGATCATCTTTATAGTGAAGAACGTATTGTAGAGATGAAAGAAGCACTCTCTTCAATAAAAGAACAAATTGTAAAAATGGAACAAAAGAATTACAAAGGATTTGGTAAATGAACGTAAAACTGATTAGTGTTACTCCTGATGCAGAGAAAATGATGGGATATGTGGCACGAGTGTCAAATCCTTCTAATCAAGAGAATCCAAAGGTTGCTGGTCTTCTTAAGTATTGTGTAAAGCACCAACACTGGAGTGTCTTTGAGCAGTCATTCATGACTCTTGAGATTGAGACTACTAGAGGACTGGCAGCTCAAATCTTGCGTCATCGGAGTTTTACATTCCAGGAGTTTTCGCAACGGTATGCAGATTCATCAATGCTTGCCGATACTATTCCTTTGTTTGATCTAAGAAGGCAAGATACAAAGAATCGTCAAAATTCTATTGATGATATTAATCCACATACTCGTCAAAATTTTGAAATGAAGATTCAAAAGCACTTTGATGATGCTATGCAACTGTATCAAGAAATGCTTGCTGCTGGAATTGCAAAGGAATGTTCAAGATTTGTGCTTCCTTTGGCAGTACCAACCAGAATTTATATGAGTGGTTCATGTCGCTCATGGATTCATTATATTGATTTGCGTTCTGCTCACGGAACTCAAAAAGAGCACATGGACATCGCAGAAGCATGTAAGAGTGTTTTTGTAGAACAGTTTCCAACAGTAGCAGAAGCTCTGGAATGGATCTAAATATTTTTATACTGAATTGATAAAATGGCAACGTATCCGATTATTAATAAAGAAACTGGTGAACAAAAGGAAATAGTTCTGAGTATTCATGAGTGGCCAAAATGGTGCGAAGATAATAGTGATTGGATTCGTGATTGGTCTGACCCATCTACCTGCCCTAGACCAGCAGAAGTTGGTGAATGGAGAGATAAACTTGTGGCAAGAAATCCTGGATGGAATGAAGTTTTGAACAAGGCATCAAAAGCACCAGGTTCTAAAGTATCTAAAATCTAATGGCAAGAAGAAAAAGAGCATCTGCGAATGATCAACCCATTGGAGTTGGTCTTACAACAAAGCAGATGAAAAGAAAGAAACCATTAAGTTCTGGATACTTAGTGGATATAGACCCACTCAATGATAATCAAAAAAGATTGTTCAATTCTTATAAAGAAGGAAAGCATCTAGTCGCATATGGTTGTGCAGGAACAGGTAAGACCTTTATAACCCTCTTTAACGCACTTAAAGATGTATTGGACGAGAATACACCTTATGAGAGAATCTACCTTGTGAGGTCTCTTGTAGCAACTAGAGAGATTGGGTTTCTTCCCGGATCCCATGAAGACAAGGCAGACATTTATCAAATTCCATATAAGAACATGGTGAAGTATATGTTCCAAATGCCTTCTGATGCTGATTTTGAGATGTTGTATGGCAATCTTAAATCACAGGAATCAATTAAATTCTGGAGCACATCATTCCTTCGTGGAACGACACTTGATAATGCGATTGTGATTGTCGATGAATTTCAGAACCTGAATTTTCATGAACTCGACAGTATTATCACTCGTGTTGGTGAAAATACACGAATTTGTTTCTGTGGTGATTCTCGACAGTCAGATTTAAATAAGGCAAATGAAAGGAATGGTATTGTTGACTTTATGAACATCTTGCGTAAAATGCCTTCTTTTGATATAATTGAGTTTGGAACTGACGATATTGTTCGATCTGGTCTAGTCAAAGAGTATATCGTAGCAAAAACAGAAGCAGGTTTTTAATGTTTAATCATGTTGATTTGAATCTTCCTCAACTTGAGAGGGAGACTATTGATGGAGTCAGATACTATTCTGTTCCTGATGAAGAAGAACTCTTAAAACTAGTTTCTATCACTTCGGTGACGAGTCATTATAATAAGGAGACTTTTATAAAATGGAGAAAAAGAGTTGGTGATGAGGAAGCAAATCGAGTCACAAAGGCGGCAACACGTCGTGGAACTGATTTTCATAGTCTCACTGAGTGTCACCTAAAGAATGTAGAGTTACTAAAAGTTCCTCCTATTTCTGATTTTCTATTTAAAATTTCCAAGGGAACTTTAAAGAATATTGATAATATTCATGCTCTGGAAACTTCCCTATATAGTAAGCAGTTGGGTATTGCTGGAACCGTCGATTGTATTGCAGAATACGAGGGTGAATTAGCAATAATTGACTTTAAGACTTCTAAGAAACCGAAACCAAGAGATTGGATCGAAAACTATTTTGTACAATGTGCTGCATATGGATGTATGTTGTATGAAATGACTGGTATCCCGGTCAAAAAATTTGTAATCATTATGGCTTGTGAAAATGGAGAATGTGTTGTCTACGAAGAACGAAACAAATCAAAGTACATCAAACTTCTTACCGAATATATTAGAAAGTTTGTTAGAGATAAATTGGAACTCTATGGAACCGAATAAGGAACTAGAAAAGGTAATCGAGAATAAATTTTTGACACCTTCTAAGTTTGCGTTAGAAATCGAAAAGATTGTTGCCGAGGAAAAAATCAACTATATCGATGCGATTGTTCACTATTGTGAAGTCAATGAACTTGATGTAGAATCAGTCACAAAACTTGTATCGAAACCACTGAAAGAAAAACTGAAGTGGGATGCCACGAGACTTAATTTTATGAAAGCAACTTCGAAAGCAAAACTGCCTTTATGAAAGTGACTCCATTTGATACCTACCAACATTATTTGTCACTCAAAAATCATTTTACAAACCCAAAATACGACTTCTTCCGATATGGTGCGAAGACCCGTGCAAGTGTTTCTTCATTCAATAAAAGAAGAGATAAGTATTGGTTCGAGAAAACCAGTCGTAAATATAATGATGAAGAAGTTGTAAAATTTCTTGTATCTAACTTCGCATACGCCGACAACCCACAAAACTTATGGATTGGAGAAATTATCAGTTCTGGAGAAAGGACTTACGCAGATTGGACAAAGAGACAACAGAGTTTGACTTACTTGTTCAAAGAACAAAGCAACGAATTACTCTCGAACAACGAATTAGAGAATCTATTCAGTTGCTCGAAAGGTCATCCAACAATCTTAAAAAGATTTCTTGGTGGAGACATAAGTCTTGAAACTTTTGTAATCTATGATAGAATATTCTCATTCAGAAAGAAGTTTGATAAAAAACTGAAAGATCCTGTATGGGAAACCGTAAGTTTAAAACTCCAAAAATATTCTCCCTTTCTAAATATTGATGTATTCAAGTTTAAGAAAATTTTGCGGGCCCTTGTAGATGAGTGACTTTTTTGATTCTGAAATCATTCAGGAAGAACTGAGTGAAATTAATGAAATGCAAGAAAAAATCTACGAAAGTTTTATTACTTTCGGTAGAATGTCCCGTGAACAAAAACTTGAACACGTTGAAATACTTACAACCTTGCTTGAAAAACAGCAAGTGATGTATACTAGACTATCTCTTTCTGATGACCCAAAGGCCATCGAGATGAAAGATAATCTACGCAAATCAGTTTCAATGATGGGTTTCCCACCAGAGACTGATATGATGACTTTATTCAGTAGTATGAATGCTACAATCAAATCTCTCAAAGACTATATTGACGACTGAGAGAATTTCTGCTATACTATCCGAGTAAATCCAAAACATCCAAACTAATCTAAGGTAATCTAAATGTCTTTTGCTGATCTTAAGAAGCAATCCAAACTGGGTTCTTTGACACAAAAACTGGTCAAGGAAGTCGAAAAAATGAATAATGCAGGTAGTTCAGGAGATGAACGTCTGTGGAAACTAGAATGTGATAAAGGTGGCAATGGTTATGCCGTTATTCGTTTCCTTCCTGCTCCTGAAGGTGAAGACCTCCCATTCGTCAAACTCTATTCCCATGCCTTCCAAGGTCCTGGTGGATGGTATATTGAGAACTCTCTGACAACTCTGAGTCAGAAAGACCCAATGTCAGAATACAACACGATGCTGTGGAACAACGGCACCGATTCTGGTAAAGAACAAGCACGTAAGCAGAAACGTAAACTGACTTATGTCGCAAATATCTATGTTGTAAAAGATCCTGCTAATCCTTCTAATGAAGGTCAGGTAATGCTTTACAAATTCGGTAAGAAAATCTTTGATAAGATTACTGCCGCAATGCAACCTGAGTTTGAGGACGAGGAAGCAATCGATCCGTTTGACTTCTGGCAGGGTGCTAACTTCAAACTGAAGGCAAAGAATGTTGCCGGTTATCGTAACTATGATTCTTCAGAGTTTGCCCGTCAGGATGCACTTCTGGAAGATGACGAAGCAATGGAAGCAATATGGAAGAAAGAGTATTCTCTCGAAGATTTTGTTGCTCCCGATCAATTCAAGTCTTATGATGATCTGAAGAAGCGTCTTGATTATGTTCTCGGTATCAAAGGAACGACTAAGTTCCAAGACCAAGAATCCGTTCAGGAAGAAGAAGAGTTCCGTCAACAGAATCGTGCAGAATCAAATCCTGTCCCTCAGTCAATGAAGGAAGAACTTGATAGTCTGTCACCTACCAAGACTGATGATGACGATGATGATACACTCTCATACTTTGCCGCACTCGCAGCAGACTAAGTAAGATGGGGAGGGAAACCTCCCCTTTTTTATGGATTTGTAACTCTAGTATTTTCTGTTCTGATTAGATTGTCGTCAACATATTCTGATGAACGATCATAAATCATAATTTCTCTCATATCATTCAAAAACTGCTGTAAATATGATGGTTTTAGTAGATATATTGATGATTTTTCATTATTTTTTCTAACTTCATATTCATAGTTATTGATATTAATCACAGGATTTAAAGTAGTTGCAGTATTCGAAGGATTTGGAATTGTAAAATCTTCATCTACAACTTTACCTGCCGGAAGAATCAATCTACCTTGAGTATCTTTTACTTCTGTTGTTTCATAATGATGCACGGAAGATAATCCAGTAACACCATACTTATTTTCTGAATATCTATAGAGGTCACGATTTGACAGTGGCCACTGATCTCTGACTCTTGTAATATTTGCCGTCATTAAAACGACCCAATCAAGTTCTGCACTTCCATAAAGTTCTTCGGCAACTGTATCGGGTCTTGCACCCTCTACAATTTCATACTTATCAAAAATGGTGAATACATTTTGTAAGTCATCACGTAACTTATTTCTTCTGAATAAATTCTTAACTCTCAAATAATTTTGAGAAGAATTGCTGTCAGATAAAAATGATTGATAGTCTAATTCTGGTAGTTCTCTGAAATATCCCATTTTAGTATCCTACTCCTCCGGGTGTTGCTGGATCCTGACCTGGTGCATATGGACCAGTATACGGAATATAATCAGTATTATAAATTGGTTCGAGTTCTTGAAATGTTAAGTCCATAATCATTGATACTGGTGTTCCATCTTCATAAGTTGTGTAATTACCCTCTCCTGTATAATTGACATTTACGGACGATAAAAAACACTGTTTAAATTTATGTAAGAATGAGTGTGGTTGACCACCCTGTCTATATCTCAATTCAAAAATATCTGGAGTTTTTAAGAAAGTTTGTCCATCTACTTTTGGTGCCATATGATATTTAAATGTTCTTATAATATTTCTAATCTCTTCTGCTTCTTTTGGTCCTCTGGGCACGAATTTGAATTGAAATCTAAAAGTGCGAAGACTTGGACCATTAAATAATAACTCCATATTTGGATTTAAAATTTGTCCTGTTGATCTTGCTAAAATTTGAGCTGGAGTAATATTAATATTAGCAATAGCGACTGCCTTTGACGCTAATATTCTAGTTACAAATCCTGCGGCTCCTTCGACTCCTCCAGCTGCCTTTTTAATATTCCCTGCAGTTGCTGATACTGCACCAATAGTAGATTTTAGACCATCCATCACATCCGCATTTCCTGCATTATCCACATAGTCTCTACCGGTATTCATGATATCCATCACTCCACCGACTGCGGCACCGGCAATACTATTCAGATTTGATGATTGATACGATACTGAATTGCTATCAGAAATACTTGATGGTATTGGTAATAATATTGTTGCCTTTGATGCTTTTTTGGAGTTTTGTCTTATTCCTCCTGCTCTTGCACTTATGGAGGTTGTAGATATATCTTTATTAATTGGATTCCCATCATCATCATTTATCTCTACATTAATGTTCTTGGCACGATTAGTAGCCTTAATTGCAGTATATTCAATAACATCTATCTGCAAATAATCAGTCCTCTCTGTAAAAGCAGTATATGGATATCTTAGTATAGGTTTCGTACTATTTTGTGGCATCTGCCTTACTTTTTAGTTATTTAGAACGAACTTTAGCAAAACCGAGTTCTATCACATCAGACATCTCTTCTGGATAGATTTCGTAGAGTCCACCAATGATTTGATTGTAATCATATTGCCTTCTACTATTCTGCGTATTCCAATGAAAATTAATTCCACGAAACCCCCAAGAGAATACTTCGGTAACACCTACAAGAGGGTGTTGGTCATACTGCATTCCTGGTGTCTTGGCATTATAAAAGAAGGTATAATATTTTCCACTAGAAGGAACCTTACCACCTTCGGATAAAACACTGATTAATTCAGTCATAATATCATCAGCAGTTTCGATACCAATTAAAGTATCAACAACACCACGCACACGATTATCATTATCTTCTGTTGGATTTCTTCTTTGTTGGAGTGTTTTTCTTGGCATTACTTAATACCGAGTTCGTTTTCTGTAAGGACCTTAAACTCATAACCATGATCTAAACACCATTCTTTAGCGGCATTCCACTTTGCCTGATTTTTAGCATACTCAACGACTTCATAGATATAACGTTTCGATGTTATTTTTTTAACTTTAGGTTCGATACACTGTTTAAATGGTTTGATTTCAATAATCATTTTTTTAATCATACCATTTGATTCTTTGACTTTAATATAAAAGTCTGGAAAGTATCTGTGATATCTGTTATCAATGGGTGAACGATAGGGAACAATAACTTCTTCACTTCCCCATTCTAAAATATTCTGGTTATTATCACAATAAATCATAAATTTGCGCTCCCATAAGGAACGATAAATGATGTTATTGGGATCACCCTTATACTTTTTAGGATAAGATGGTTTATATTTTCCCTTATATGACATCTAAATAACTAATAACAAAGTAGACATACAGGTATTTAGAGTGGCTCGTCCTTATGTAAGAAGTATACAACCAAGAGATGCTAAAGAAATATTTGGTAAATTATCACAAACAAATCATTATCAAGTGAGTTTTGGTAGTCTTCCTGGAGAAGTCGAAAGGCATATTCGCAGAAAGTTTGGTGTCTTTGATGCAAATAATTTTATGTCTCAAAAAGGTGGTGTTCTTTGTTCTGATGCATCATTACCAGGAAGTTCTTTGGCAACTGGAGAAGTAAGAGATAATTTTATGGGCATTCCACAAGAGTTTGCTCATACTCGTTTATATGCTGATGTTGATTTTACTTTTTACATTGATTTAGATTACACAAATCTTCGTATTTTTGAGGGGTGGATTGACTATATTAGTAGTGGATCTGAAAGCACGGATGGAATGAATGAATTGACCGATAATTATTATCGTCGAATGCAGTATCCTGAAAATTATAAAGCAAATACGATGTATATCACTAAATTTGAAAAAGACATTGATAATAATGGAAGAAGATTGGATTATCTTTTTGTAAATGCATTTCCAAAATTGGTAAATGCAATTCCAGTTCAATATGGTGGTGCAGATATTTTAAAAGTAGGTGTGAGTTTTAATTATGATCGTTATATTATGAATCCACAAGGTTCTGTCACAAGAGGAAATTCTGGAAGTTTTAATGATGTAGATAGAACTCAATCATCAGCAGAATTACAACAAGCAAAACGTAATACAACTGACTCTTTATCTGGTGCTCCTCCAGCACCAGTACTACCAACACGAAATGAAATATTACGAAGCGAAGCTGCCCAACTCGCAGAATCGAATGTGATAATAGAGAAGGACAATATATTTCCCGATCTAGAAATAAGAACCTTCACCAATAACACCTTTACGACAGAGAGAGACAAGACATTCCCGGACCTTGAAATAAGAACCTTTAAATAACCCCGCTAAATAAAATTACTGAAGTGTTATTACAATTACTATGCCTTTACCCAAGATTAATACACCGACTTATGAGTTGGTGTTGCCTTCTACCGGAAAGAAGATTAAATATAGACCCTTCCTTGTGAGAGAAGAAAAAATTCTTATTATGGCAATGGAATCTGAAAATATGACCGAGATTACCAATGCTATTGTTCAAATACTTTCAGATTGTATTGTTTCAAAGGATGTCAAAGTAGAATCTCTTGCTACTTTTGATATTGAATACTTATTCTTGAATGTTCGTGCCAAGTCTGTTGGTGAAACTGTTGATGTGAATATTACTTGTCCTGATGATGGTGAGACACAGGTAGAAATGTCGATTGATATTGATTCAATTAAGGTTCAAAAGACTAGAGGACACAAAAATATCATCAAACTTGATGATGAACTTTCAATGAAATTAAAGTATCCCTCACTAGATCAGTTTGTTGAGAATAATTTTGAGACAGAAGAGGGAGCAAGTGAAATTAACCAGTCACTTTCAATGATTACATCTTGTGTTGAGATGATTTATAATCAAGAAGAGAGTTGGGAAGCATCTGATTATTCGAAGAAAGAACTTGATGAATTTATTGAGCAATTGAATACTAAACAATTCAAACAAATTGAGAAGTTTTTTGCTACGATGCCAAAACTTTCTCATACAATTGCAGTGAAAAATCCAGAAACTGGTGTAGAGTCTGAAGTTGTTTTGGAAGGATTAGCAAGTTTTTTCAGTTAGGTATGGCTCATACAAGTCTTGAGTCATACTACAAGATAAATTTTGCCTTGATGCAGCATCATAAATATTCATTAACAGAACTAGAAAATATGATTCCGTGGGAGAGAGAAGTTTATCTTGCTCTACTTCAACAATACATTGAAGAAGAAAACCTAAAGGCACAACAAAAGAGTGGAATCTAACTTAAACATAAAGAAAACTGATACACCTAAGTTAAATGTAGAGACTGTTTCATCGGCAGTCTTTGGAAAAGAGGAAGGTGGAAGTAATATTGGAGGTGGTTCCGGAGAATCGATTAGAAATATTCATAAGACATTAAGTAAATTATCTGGTCATGTAAGAAAGGCTTTAGTTCGTATTAAGGCATTAGAGGGAAAATTTTCTGAGGTAGAAACTAAATTAGTAACTAATACTGAAAAAATTGAAAGAATTGTAAAAATTCAAAAGATATTAGAAAATAAAAAAGGAAATAAAAAAGATAATATAGGGGGCAATCAAAAAGATTTAACTAAAAGTCTCATAGAAACAAATAAAATTCTTGTTCAGATACAACAAGAATTGATGAAAAACATTTCTATACAATCCGGAAATGAAAAAGATAAACAAGATAAAGTTAAGAGAACACAATCAAAGAATAAACTAAAAAAAGAAGAATCTCAATTAGAAAAATCATCAAAGAAACTTGGATCATCGATAGCAAAGGCATCTGATAAAATTCTTTCCCCTGTAAAAGGAATTTTTGGTCAGATTATGGACTTTGTTGGAACTCTTGTACTTGGTATTGGAGCTAATGCAATTTTTAAATGGTTAGAAAATAAAGAAAATCAAGAAAAAGTGCAGGGATGGTTTGATTGGATTAAAGATCATTGGAAATGGGTTGCTGCAGGTATTGGTGTATTATTTGCATTACCCTTGGTTGGTGCAATTGCGGGAGTAATTTCTACAATTGGAAGTTTAGTCGGCGTTATTGCATCACTTGCCACACCATTATTAGGATTGATGTTAAATCCATTATTCTGGAAGATTTTATTGGCAATTGGTGCTGGTATTCTGATTTATAAGGCGGGAGAATGGGTAGTTAAAGGTATTAGAAGAAATATGGTTGGAGGTGAGGGTTTTGTTGACGCACACGATGCGTTAGATGATAGACTGAAGAGGGATGGACTTGGTATTGAGAAAACATTTTTTGGTATGGGAAAAGCACGCGGATATGTCCTACCCACAAAAGAAAATAATTATATGGGATCTTTTGATTTAACACCAGAACAACAAGCAATTGTTGATGATACGATAAACAAGAGAAAAAAATTAGATGACTTGAAAAAGACTATGGAGGACGAAATAACAACAAAACGAGAAGCAGTAGATCCAAGTAAGTTTCAAGGAACTGGAACAGCTGGTCCTAGTGGTAGTCCTACTAGCTCAAATTCTTTACTGTTTGATGAAAGGGAAAGAATTAAAGCAGAAGTTGAAGATTCATACCTTCCAAAAATTCAATCTATAATCAATCCTGGTGGGATAGAAGCAAGAGCACTGGGTGGTCCGACCACTGCAGGGAAGATATATGAGGTAGGAGAAAAAGGTCGAGAACTTTTTGCTCCAAACGTTGATGGTTCTATAATTAATAATATGAGAACAGAAAAAATATATGAGATGATTTCTTCTGGAAGAAAAGGTCGTGGAGGAGTAAATATACAAACTCTTTCAACAATTACAAATCAACTGCCACCACCTGAAGTTAAAGTTCCAAGTGGACCTGCAACTGAAGTTCCTGATATTGCTAGTGTAAATATGGCAGATCCATATCGTCAATTGACACCAATGCTATATGGCATAACAGTGTAGAAATATGGTATTACCACTTCTTACTGGATTAGGAAAAGCACTTGGAGGTAATGCAACCAAACAAGTTGCTAGAAAAACTGTTAAAAAAATATCAAAAGATAAAGTAAAATCTGCTGCAAAAAATAAAAAAAATAATAAAATATCTAAAGATTCTTCGGTATTGTCAACAAATTCTATTGGTGATATAGAAACAAAATTATATAATGAAGAATCAACGTTGGATAGTTCACAAAAATTAAAGACACCAACTCTAAAAATAAAATCAATATCAAAAACTGATTCTCCGATAGAGCAGTTAAAACTTAATGTCACTAATATTCATAATTTTTTAGTTCAACAAAATAAACAAAAAAATAAATTAAAAAGAGAAAATCAAAGAAGAATTCTTGAAGAAATAAGTAAGCAAAAGAAAAAATCAAAAGAAAAAAGAATAGAATCTCCTATTAATAAATCAATAAAAAATATAAAAGAATCCACCTCAAATAAAAATCAAGGAAGTATTCTTGATAATTTATTGGAATTTATTGGACTTATAATAGGAGGAATTGTAGTCAATGCACTTCCTGCAATTATATCCAAAGTAAAAGAAATTATTGACAGTGTTGTAAATTTTCTAACACCAATTCAAAGTGGATTTAATTTTATTAAGGGATTTTTTACTGGAGAGTTAGATCAAAAAGAGTATGATGTAGATAGAAAAAGAATTGATGATGCACTTGCATCATTTGAAGCAGATGGTGGATTAGTCGATCAATTTGCAGAAAAAATGGGACCTCTTGGAGCTCTTGTTAAGCAATTGAAACCATTTATCGGTATAGTTAGAAAAGAAGTAAAAGGAAAAAATATAACTCTTGCTATAGTAGGAGGTAAGGAGGGAGTATTAAATACGGAAACTAAAGAATTTATAGCAAAAGAGTGGACATCGGCAGAAAGGGAAAGAATGGGTGTGAAAGGTTCATCTTCTGCAGGTGCAGGTAATTTGAATCCTACTGATATTTCAAGTCATTCTGGAGATACTGTCACTTCTCGTGGAGGAACAACTGCAAATCAAGTTTCAGGATTTCCAATCACTAGTCATTTTGGTCAGAGATGGGGTAGATTGCATGGAGGTATTGATGTTGGAACACCTACCGGAACACCATTAGCTCTTGCTCATGCAGGAAAAATCATGTATGCGGGATTGAATGGTGGATATGGAAATATGATTGATGCATGGGTTCCCCATCTCAATGTTCAATTTAGATTTGCTCATTTAGTAAAGTTATTTAAAAAAACCGGAGATAATTTTAAAGCAAATGAAATTTTAGGCAAAACTGGTGGTGGTGCCGGAGATCCTGGAAGAGGTAGTTCAACAGGATCTCATTTACATTATGAAATTGATACTCAAAAAAATGGAACAACATATGGTGGATCTAAAAATAAAGATCTATTGTATGATATGGCAAAACATGTAATTCTCGGATCTTCTTCATCTTCATCTAATGGTGAAGGTGGTACTATAATTCCACAAATTAGAGGAAATATGCCATCTGATGAAGTTGTTGGAAGAATATCACATTCTGCAATATCTGATCAAAATGTTTCTACATATTATTATATTCAACCATATGATACTATTCAAAATCAAGTAGTTCCATTTCCGGTTTCAGTGAAAAAAAATTCAAGTATCACTAAACAATCCGAATTAAACCCAATATGGACGAAGTAAATGGATAAAAGTTTAGACCAGGCTAAAAAAATAAAACTAAATGTTTCCAATATTCGTAGTGTTCTTATAAAAGGCAATAAGGATCAGAAAGAAATAAATTTGAGAAAAGAAAGATTATCTGCTAAACAAAAAAGTAAAGAAAAATTTAAAGAGAAAGAAAAAAAATTAGAATCTCCAATAAAATCTTCATTAAATAAAGTTAAGGAATCTGTAGGTTCTCCAACTGGTGGTAGTATTTTCGATAAACTTTTGGAATTTTTAGGATTGACTTTATTGGGAATTATAGTTAATGCTGCTCCTATAATAATTGAAAAAGTTAAGGAAGTTTTTGATATTGTTGTGGAAGTATTTACTCCAATCCAAAGCACATTTAATTTGATAGTTGGGTTTATGACTGGAGAAATTGATGACCCAAAATATGATGCAGATAAAAAAAGAGTTGATGGTGTAATTGAAAAGTTGAATAAACCGGGAGGTAAAGTTGATAAATTGATTAGTAAAACTGGATTATTAGAACCATATATCAGAAAGTTTACAAAAGCTTTGAATATGGGATCAAAAGGTGTTGTTCTTGCAAAACAAGGAGGTATGGAAGGATTTAAAGATACAAAAACTGGAAAATTTACAAAAAGACAATGGACAACTTCTGAAAGAAAATCATATGAATCATCAAAAATAACTAAAGTATCTGATGGAGAAATTGAAACATTACCAGAATCTTCCGGAGAAACCCCAATAAACAGTGATGATCCAAGTGTCAGGATTGATGATCACCACCCAAGATCTCAGGCAGCTAGTCCTGGTGGATCAGGTAAACCATTTGAAGCAGGAACTAGATATAAAAATGGAAAAATCTTCCTACATTGGACTGCTGGAACCTATACGAGTACTTATGGCACATACCATACTATCTTTACTGGTGATGGTAAAGCTCATAGAAAAGCATCTTATGACACATTTAGAAACGGGCATACTTGGGGTAGAAATGATGAAGGTGTTGCACTGAGTATAGCTGCTCTTGGTGACAAAACATCACAAGGTAGATGGCCGAGTAAAGATGATCATGGAAAATATCCAATAAAATCAGTGCAAATACAATCTATGGCAGAAGAAATTGCAAGATTGGCAATTGCATGGGACTGGAAAAAAAGTGATATAAAATTGGGGAGAGTTTATACTCACGCAGAAATTGCTAGGGAAGAGAATCCTCCATATGGTCCGAACTCTCGTGACCCACAGACAAAATGGGATTTATGGAATTTAAAATCAGGTGCGCCAGAGTGGTCAGGTGGACCAGAAATTAGAGGTCTTGCTAAAAAATATTATGATAAAATGAAATCTACAGTAGCAACAGGTGAAGGAGGATCTATTAATATGTTTACACAAGCAAGACCAGACGAAAGAAAAATGGCAGCAATTAATCAACCAATGTACGAAGATGAAGAAGAAATTATAAATGTTTATATACAACCAATAAATAATAAAAGAACAGTATATAATTATCAACCAATACCGGTATAATCTTTCTAAGGAGTATGAATATAAAATAAATGGCAAACCCAGCAGTCGCATCAAAATATCAAAAATTTGAAATTAGTAAGAAAGGAAGATCCTTTCCACTTCAATCTAAAGTTACGAGTTTTGATTATTATGAAAGTTTATTATCTCCTAATATTACCGCCACGGTATCATATGTGGATACTGGATTAGTTGAGGTAGATCAAAATGTTGCGACCTATGATAAGGAGTATGATAAACAAGAAAGACCCGGAACATTATATAATACACTTCCAATTGTTGGTGATGGATCTGAAGAAATTAGATTTAAAATATCATCGGCACTTGGAACATTAGATTTTTCAACAACTCCATTATATGTAAATGGTTCCATCAATCCAGATCAAGATTCAAATCGTGAGTCTGTCATTCTAAGTCTTGTTTCTAAATCTGCGATTAAAAATCAAGAAACCTTTGTGAAGAAAAATTATTCGAAGTCAACCAATAATACACAATCGGTTGAATTGATTGTACGTGATTTATTGGATATTGACAAATTTTATGCGGAGAAAACTTCGAATAAGTATCCGTTTATAGGCAATAATAAATCACCATTTGATGTGATTTGTATGTTAGCATCAAAATCTGCCCCAGAAAATGGAAATCCTGGATTTTTCTTTTATGAGACTCGTGACGGACACTATTTTAAATCAATTGATACTTTGATTGAGCAAAAACCGGTCGCAATTTATTTCCGCAATGATTTCAATAGAAGTAGTGTGAGTGATAATTCAAATGATTTTAAAATTTTATCTTTTAGTATTATTAAAAATCAAAATCTAATCAATGCACTAAAATCTGGTGTGTATTCAAATCGTAGGTGTGTATTTAATCCCAAAACTTTCCTATTAGAAGAAAAACAATTTAATATAGGACCTTTAAAAAAATCACTAGGTAAAAATGAAGCACCGACACCACAAGATAAAAAGCATACTAGAACACTATTCAGTATAAAAGATGTTGGTTGTCTTTCCTCAAAGGTAGAAGAAAGTGATGAAGGTGATGTGAATAGTTATCAAGGTTCTGTTCAAATGAGATATAATTTATTGTTTACACAGATGGTAAAAATGCAAGTTCCTTGCAATCCAAATCTTAAGGCAGGTGATATTGTTAAGTGTAATTTAGAAATTATTACTCCGGGAGAAAAGGAGCAAGGTTCAGTTGATCCTGTAGAGAGTGGTAATTATATGATTTTAGATTTATGTCATCATTATGATCCCCAAAGATCATTTAGTGCAATGACTCTTGTTCGTGATACATACGGTCTATATACAGGTAAAAACTAGAAATGGCAAATAATACTGGATATGATTTTGGTAATAATAAATGGTTTTTAGGACAAGTTCCTCCTGAAAGTAATCAACACTATGGAGTTGAATGGCATGATCAGCATGGAGATAGGGTAAAAGTTAGAATACCCGGAATGCATCCGATGAGAAGTAATGATGATGCATATGAACTTCTTGATAAGGATCTTCCTTGGGCAATTGTTGCAAAACCAACAACACATGGAAATCGTAACTATCAAAGTTCGGGAATTTGGGGTGGAGAATGGGTAATTGGATTTTTTATGGATGAAGATTGTCAGATTCCGGTGATTACACAAGTTTTATCTAATCATGACCCTGGTAAAATTAAAAAATCGACGAATGGAACAACATTAGGACAATCTGTAAGCAGGTATACTCTTGGAAATCCTCCATTCAATGCTCATATCTTATCTCCAAGTGTTCCGAGATCGATGATGACAAAGTTTGATTTGGATAAAAACTTTTTTGATGGTGCCAAAAAGTGAATAAATATCAGGATAAGGAGGCAAAATTATAGATGGCATATACTGAAAGAGAACTTTTTATAAGAACAGTTGCCGCAGAATCTAGAGGTGAAGATTTAATAGGACAGGCTCTTGTTGCTAGAATTATATTAAATCGTGCTGGACTTATACAAAGTGGTGCTGTCGGAAAGGGGACCTTTCTAGCAAATGATGCCAGTATAACCGGAGTCATTTATGGAAAAAATCAATTTCAAGTTGTTAGTGATGGATCAATTAATAATAATTTTTCGCAGGTAGAACTTGATAATGCAGAAAAAGCAATTGCTATTGCTGAAAATCGGTCAGACTTAAGAGGTAGACTAGAAGCAAGAAATACACCTCCGAATGAGATCAACAGTGCGATGGCATCGACTGGTTTTAGAACTGGTTCAGCATTTAATGACCCATCTCAAAATATAAACGTAACTAAATTTGGAAATCATTATTTTAATACTGCTGGAAATAGTAATTTACAGATACCTAATGCAACTGTAAAAACAACAGAAAGTCCAGGATCAACTCAATCTTCTGCACCTGTTGAGACAGCAAAAGATCCTGCAACAAAAGCAACCACCACAAGTGATAACCCTGTGCCGGTCCCGGACAAGGATTTGGAATTTAATAATCCATATTTTCAACTTGATAATGAACGACTTGATGCAGAAATAGAAGCAAATAGAAAACAGATTGCTGAATTAAATGAAAAATCTTCCGATCTTTGGACGGATGAAGAGAAAGAAAAATATAAAATGTTATCTGCCGAAACAGATGCATTATTTGCAGCAAAATTTGGTAATGATTTGCAAGAACAGGCAGATGCTGACGGGTGCGTGGCAAGAGAAACTCCGTTAGGAATGACTTTTAAAAATACTCCTGCATGTGAAAAACTTTTTAATAGTGTTGCATTTAGAGATGCAATCACAAGAATGCAGACAGAAAGAGATCTGCCAGATCCTTGTGGGACATCAGAGATGTCTAAAATCAATACACAACTACAAAAGTTTTTCACAGTCCTAAAAGGAATCAAAAAATATGCCGATTTATATGTAAACGGAACTATTAATAAGATACAAAATCTTACGGCACTTATTAGAAGCACATCTCAAATTATTGGTGCAGTTCTCAAAATTCTTGTTAATCGACTACGAGATTTCTTAATTGATAAAATTAGAGCAGGTATTGAAGATCTTATTCATATGATTCTTCCTACAGTATTAAAATCAATTAAAAATACTATTATTCAAACTGTAATAGACAATATTTTCTGTGCATTTAAAGATGTTATTTCTAATCTTGCAAATCTTGTTGGGGACTTCTTATTTGAAATGATTGGAAAAATTGTTAATGTTCCTTTCTGTGCCGCACAACAATTTACTAATGCACTTGTAAATAATGTTGCAGCAATCGTTGATCAAGCAGTTGGCCCAATCTTAGATCAGATTAATGATGTTCTTGGTGGAGTTACAAAAATTATTGGTAACGTATTCCAGGCACTTGACTACATTTTAGGATTTGAAGCATTCTTATGTGCAAAACCAAATTGTCCCGAGATCAAAAAGTTTAAGGCAAGTCCTTGGGGTGGACCATCTCAATCTCAGATTGATGACTTTGCAGGATTCTTAAGTCCACCATCAGCAGGAGATCTGATTGAAGATGCGACAAAGTTTATTGATGGAATTGAAATCTTTGGAAAACCTCTTGGAGATTCGGCAGGAACTATTCCGTCAGACATCACTAAATGTGACCCAAGTGCTTATAAATGTGGACCACCAAGCATTGAAATCTTTGGTGGTGGAGGAGTAGGTGCAGTTGCCGAAGCTGTTGTAGATAATATTGGAAGAACAATCGGTGTAAATCTTATAAATGGTGGTTCTGGATATACAAGACCTCCATTTGTGTCTTTTGTTGATGGTTGCGAAGATACATTTACTAGTGGATATTCAGTAATTAGTGAATCTGGTGGAACCGGAACTGGAACTGGTGGAACCGGAACTGGAACTGGAACTGGTGGAACCGGAACTGGAACTGGTGGAACCGGAACTGGAACTGGAACTGGTGGAGAAGTTATTGATATAATACTTACAACAACACCAGTTGCACCACCAACAGACGGTAGAACTGAATTTGATCCTCCATCAGATACTGGTCAACCGAGTGGAAATGATTTTGTTGTTTGTTTAGAAGGGTTTAGAATTTTGGATACTGGTATAGGATATACTACAAATGATAATATTATAATTACTCCAGATATTCCAGGACTTGAGGCAACTGTTCAAATGACCGAGTTTGGACAAATTGTCAGTATCCAAATCGGAACAAATGCATGTGGTCTTCCAGGGTATCCAGATATTGAAATAAATAGTCCAACAGGTGAAGGAGCTATTATTGAACCAATACTATCATTCACTCGTGTTTCAGACTTTGATGAGTCTGCAGATGATGTCCAACTATCACTAGATGGACCAATTGATACATTAAGAGGAAGAAGTGTGTTAGTAGAAAGAGGATTTACAAGAAAAGATCTTGTCCGTGTTGTTGATTGTGTGAGTTAAATGGTAAAACCAACAAACCCAGAAGTTATTGTTTCAGATAACCCATTTGGCACCATTATTATGGGTCCGGTTGGTGAGCAAGATAAAGTTGGTGAAGACATTGACACCAATAAAATTGAGATGCTGAAAAGTGGATATTGTCAGATACATAGTCTCAATGGAAGTAATACGCAAATTGTTCCTGGTTGTTCTCATGAAATTTTAGGAACTAATCTTGCTCAGGGAAGAAATGAAGACGAAAAAGAGAATGTTGCCAAGTCAATTGTATGTGAAAATGGTGATATTGTATTAGATGCCGCAAACGGAAATATCAAACTAATTGCAAAAAATATATACATTGAAACTGTTGGTGATAAGAGTGACGGATCAATCCTAATCAAGGCAAATGATCACATTACAATGAAAGCAGATGAACAACTCAATCTTGCCGGTGGTAAGGTTTGTGTAACATCTGCCGATAGTATAACTCTAAATGCAAAGGGTTATTTGAGGTTATTATATGCCGATGTTATTCAGGGTTCGCCACTTTCAGGAATACTAGGCACATTTATTCCTGGTCCCGTTGCCGACTTAATTACAGATATTGCGGAGACTTGTAAATAATGGCTTTTCAAAGTTTAGATAGTGGAACTGTAGATGTAATCCATCCTATATTAGGAAGTGCATTAAATATACCAAAAGGTTTTTGGGAACCGGGATCAATTGCGGCACATAAGGGACACTTTGGACAAGGTGCATTAACAGTTCCTTTTAGTGCTGCACTTGTAGCAGGACCATCATTAACATCACCATTAAGTTTCAATTCTATTGGTCTTGATGTTCATACTGGTGTATGGAATACATTAGGAACAGATGTGAGACTTGGAACTGATGTTTCAATTGGACCATTGACTGTTGATTATAGTGCCATTTTTTCCGAATTAAATGGTCTCAAATCTTCGGTTACTCCAGATTGGGGAGCTACAGCACCTATTATTAAGAGTAATGGAGCAAGCATTTTTCAAAATAGTCCATTTGGAAATCTAAATGGATTTTGGATGTATAATGGTTCATTTGTTTCAACTGGACCACATACATCCGATATAAGACTCAAGAAGAATATAGAACCATTGACAAATGGTCTGGATAAGATTATGAAGTTGAATCCAGTGACCTTTGACTGGGATGAAACAATTGTTCCAGATCTTGCCGGAAAATATCCACATATGGTTGGATTGATTGCACAAGAAGTTGAGGAAGTTGTGCCAGAAGTCGTTTATAAAACGATGGTAAATAGTGTCAAAGATGGAAAAGAAAAGGGACGAATTTATAAAAGAGTTCTTTATGAAAATTTAGTTGCTCATTTGATTGATGGGATGAAAGAACAACAAAAACAAATTGAAGAATTGAAACAACGAGTATCTGAATTGGAGAATTGAAGATGGATGAATCATTAAGGAATAGAGCAAGAGAAGTCTTTGAGAAAGATCAAAAGCAACTAGATGATGCATTTGAACCATCATCTGATGTGAAAGCAGTTGGAATTGTCTCCTCAATAACTATTACAGAAAATGCTGACGGAACATATACAAAGACTGTAAAAGAAGAAAAAGCAGAAGATCTTTATTTTGATGATAGTGTTGTAGGAAAGGCTGAGAATCAAATAAAAGAAGATGCCGAAACACTTCAAGAATTCTGTAAAGAATTTGATGATCAAATTATTTCTTATAATGCCGAAATTAATGCAAAAAAACAAGAAATAGTAACCTTATCTGCAGAAGCACTCGAACGTAATTGTTGGTCAGGTATTGTTTATACTGCAACTACTACGGGAGGAGTAATAGCAAGTACAGGTGTCGGTGCCACTACAGAAAATGTTGGAAATTATACTCTTATTGAAGATCGAGATGCACTTGAGATCTATAAAAAAATGGCAGGTCCAAATTTAGATTATGGTGCAGAAAATCCATTTGATCCAACCAGTATTGTAACTTTAACCTCTTCTTACTCTGGATTTGGACATGAAAATATTCGAGATAATGGAAAAACTGTATCTAGTGATAATACTACAGAAGTGAGTGCAGATGATTATAATGTTGGAGGGGGAGGAGATGGCAGTAAAGAATATCTTACAAATTTTGAAACCTCCCCTACAGTAGGATCAGGTCAAAATGTATCATCAACATCTTCAAATCATATTGGTCCAAGAAACGTAGGTCCATTTAGTGCCTATGCTGGTGTTGGTGTTGCACCATATGCGACTAATACATCACTGACGGGAACTGCTGGTGCAAATAAATGTGTTGCTATTGCAAATTCTATTTCAACATTATCGTCAGAAATCACATCTCTCCGAACTCAAAGAGATGCTGCTGTTAATAGATCAAATCTCAATAAGGTAAAAGAAAAGAAGATGGAAAAAGAGTTGCAAAACTGGGGATCGAATAACGTTAAATCAAAACAAACTCAAAGAAAAACCTCAAATGCAGACGTAATTTCTGCCGTAGACGCAATGATTTGACCACTTCCCCGACTGGCACACTTGACACCGGCACTCAGATGCCTTATAATAACAAGGTAAGCAACCAAGGCACCATGCAAGACGAGTTTCTCACACGTTGTGTTGTAGACCCCACCAAACGCACAATCTACATCTATTCCAGTGAAGGAGACACCAAAGAAATTGTTTGTGATACTGTAGATCAGTTCATGAATGTTCTTGAGGTCATCCGTAATACTTGTCCAGAAGATGCCTTGGTTTATGCAGAACCACTGGAGGTGTAAATGGAGATTTTTACCCTGAAAGAATGGGAAGACAATTTTGATGAACTCTTAGAAAGAGTCGAAAACGGTGAAACCATAGGTATTGTAAGAGAAGATGGTAAGGCAGCAGTCATGATGCCTGCAGATGATGAACTAATACGAATACACACTGAGAACAATAACGAAGCTCAGTAGTTCATCATCAGGGAGTGTCGCATAATGGTTAATGCGCCCTGCTTATAACGGGGTCATCCGAGTTCAATTCTCGGCATTCCTATTAGTGTAGTTGTGATGTAAGAAAACACGCCTCTTCGGAGAGTATTGCAGGTATCAAACCCTGTCATCTACACTATCTGCTTCCTTAGCAATCTGGTGAATGCAGCAAACTCATAATTTGCCTAAGGAGAGTTCGATCCTCTCAGGAAGCATTAGGAACTTGAGACGTTCCAACCAAGGTGCTCATCGGTTCGGATATACCGAAACCCTGTAAGTGAGGATAAACCCCCTTGGATATTCACAACGGAAATTGTGTCTTACTCCATTATAAACTGTCAGTATACTGGGTGTAATGCCCACATAGCATACGGATAAGTGTAATGCCTTGCGAGTATGGCGGAATCGGTAGACGCACCAGACTTAAAATCTGTTGAGCATTGTGCTCGTGGGAGTTCAAGTCTCCCTACTCGCACTCAGGGGAAGGAGTTAGCCCCACTATATGTAAAGTCACTCTGCGAGAAATGAAGATTATATGATAGGGTTTTCTTTTGGTGAGTGACTAACATGAGGTTCCTGGTGGTGCGGGAACCTTTTTTTATGAAAATAAATAAAAGAAAGAATAATATTATTATGTCTTATACAGTAACCACAAAGAATTGTTGGTATAATGACTATAGGATGATAGTCAAGATGTTCTTCTTAAATGATGTTCCATTTACATTTGATGATTTGCCTGTGGGTTATTTTTATGATCGAGAAATAATAGAAGAAGCAGATAACAATAAAGAATATTCTGTAGAAGATATTTACAAAGGATCTAATTATTTGATTATGGAACAGTGTCATCCTTGCTTTGATGATATTGAGATATTAAATCCAGAGAACTTACCAGAAGAAATACAAAGTTTCTATAATGGAGAAGAGGATTTACTGAGATAAATAAAATATAGAAATGTCCTAGAAATCGTAATAAGATGCCACTCAATAAGCTTGACAATTTCATTAAGAATACTGAAGGTCGTATACTATATGTAAGTCCATCAGATTTAGACTCGACTGATAGTATTGATAATCAAGGTAATTCACTTGCTCGTCCATTTAAAACAATTCAAAGAGCAATTATAGAATCGGCAAGATTTTCATATGTCAAAGGAAGTAACAATGATTTAATTGAAAAAACCACCATCCTCTTAATGCCTGGTGAGCACGTAGTTGATAATAGACCGGGATTTTATATTAAGAATGTGAGTGGAGCATCTCAAGTTGTTTCTCCTGGAGGAGCATCAAGTGCAGCACAAACAACATTAGATTTAGATCTTGCTAGTAATTTTGATTTAACTCAAGAAGATAATATTCTTCATAAGTTTAATAGTGTTAATGGTGGAGTAATTGTTCCTCGTGGAACTTCAATTGTTGGTCTTGATTTAAGAAAGACCAAAGTGCGCCCACTTTATGTTCCCAATCCAACTGATGTTAATGTACCAAATTCTGCTATTTTCAGAATTACTGGTACTTGTTATTTCTGGCAGTTCTCTTTCTTTGATGGAAATGAATCCGGAACTGTTTATACTGACTCAACAAACTTTTCTGTAAATAATAAATCAAAACCAATTTTTTCTCACCATAAACTAACTTGTTTTGAGTATGCTGATGGTGTTAATCAAGTAACTGGTTATGATTTAACTGATCTTGATATGTATTATGCGAAACTTTCAAACGCATATAACACATCATCAGGAAGTCCAGATAGAAATATTGATAGTAAGTATCCTCAGGATCCTGATGGATTTGCAAAACAAAGACCTGAATGGGAGATTGTTGGAGCATTTGCATCAGATCCAATTTCAATTTCTGCAATCGAAGCAGGATCTGGTGGAACACCGAATAATCAGGTTACAGTAACAACAACAGTAGATCATGGTCTTACTGTAGGAACACCAATTAAGATTAATGGTGTCTCGCCAACAGATTATAATATTTCAACAAAAGTTCAAAGTGTTGATTCATCTAATGCAAGAATTTTTACTTATCTTCTTCCAACATTTAGAAAGAATCTTCCAACACCAGGAACTGCATCTGGAGCATCAGTAACAATTGAAACTGATACTGTATCTGGTGCATCCCCTTATATCTTTAACATCTCATTACGTTCTGTTTTTGGAATGAATGGAATGTTGGCAGATGGAAGCAAAGCATCTGGATTCCGTTCAATGGTTGTGGCTCAATTCACTGGAGTCAGTCTTCAAAAGGATGATCGTGCGTTTGTAAAGTATGATAAAACTTCTAGAGGATATGCTGGAATTAATATAACCAAACAATCTGGTGCAGATTTATCGAATGGATCATCATCTACAAATCCAGATCAAGTATATCATTTAGATTCTAATGCTGTTTATCGTCAAGGATGGGAGCAAACTCACATTCGTATCACAAATGATGCAATTCTACAAATTGTTTCTGTTTTTGCGATTGGATATAACAAACACTTCTCTATTGAAAGTGGTGGAGATGCATCTATTACTAACTCAAACTCTAACTTTGGACAATTGTCTTTGATTGCAGATGGATTTAAAAAAGAAGCATTTGCTAAAGATAATAAGGCATTTATTACAAATATTATCCCTCCAAGATCAACAAATGAAGCAGAAGAAAGTATTGATTGGTTAAGTATTGATGTTGGAGTTACCACTGCAGTTGGAGTTTCAACTCACCTATATCTTCGTGGATTTGAGTCGGAAGATAGTATTCCACCAGTTTTGACTCAAGGATACCGTATTGGTGCAAAAGTAAATGATAAGTTATTTGTAAATGTTGGTTCAGGAACCAGTGAAGCAAACATTTATATGCAGGATGGATTAACATCATCCACTAAAGAATTTAATGTTACTGCCAGTGCAGATAGCAAGTTGACTATTGGTTTAAATAATGGATTACAAACTGGAGAAAAAATCATTCTTCTGAGTTCTTCTGCCGATTATCCAGAAAATATTGATGCACATAAACCATACTATGTAATTTCCCTTTCTGATGCGACAGATGTTGCTGATAGACCTAAAATTCAATTAGCATCAACAAAAACAGATGCTGATAATAAAAATTTCATTATTTTTTATGGGGGCACTGACCTTAGAGTTGTAAGCAGAATTACTGATAAATCTGCCGGTGATGCTGGTAGTCCGGTTCAATTTGATTCTACACAAAATCGTTGGTATATTACGGTAAACACTACGAATGGAATTTATTCCACTTTAAACACTTTAGGTGTTGCAGGTATTGGTGCAGAAACTAATCCTACATTTATTAAGAGAGCACCAGACAATAGAAGTTTGGATGAAAAGATTTATAAGTTCAGAGTTGTTATTCCAAAAGAACTTATAAATGCAAAAACACCAGAATCTGGATTTATTATTCAAGAATCCAGCACAACCGGTGTCAGGGAAAATACAGACTTTACTTTATCAACAATTGGTTTAAATGATTTTGAATATAATAGAAATCCAAGATTTATTTCGGCATGTTCTCATAGCACAAATACTTCAACTGTAATTACAGAACTTCAACATAATCTTGATGTTGGGGATCAAATTATTATCACTAATGTAACAGATACTAATAACACTGTTGGTTCTGCGACTAGTGGATATAATGGAACATTTACTGTTGCAACAGTAAGCGCAGACAATATGTCATTTACATATTCAAATACAACTGGAAATCCTGGATTATTCAATAACAACACAAGCACCAGAAATCTAAGTCTTCCAAGATTTCAAAGAAATGATTTGCAGAGTAACTTCTATGTTTATCGTAATGAAGTAATTAATGAATATGTTGAAAATCAACAAGATGGTGTTTATCACATATATGCACTCAAAGCAGACAATAAAATTTCTGCAGAATTTACAGAATTGGAGTATGGTCAAAATGTTACTAATTTATATCCTCAAACTGATAGAGACAATGTAAATGATAATCCAGGATCAACTAAGTCAAGAGCACTTTCTTTTCCAATTGGTGATGTTAATACAAGTGATTTAAAAGGAAGTATCACCAGAGAATCTGCAGATTCTTTCATGACAAAACTTGGTGGCGGTCTTATTGTAGATTCTGTTTCACCAGATAGTGGTGGTATTTCAACTATAACATTTACTAGAAATCATAAATTTGCCGGTATTTCTACTGCGACACTTACTAGTGCAGGATCAGGAACAAGAACTAATGGGACATATTATAATGTAAAACTTTACAATGAAAATACATATTCAACTTGGAATGGTGCCACTGCACAAGTTGTCGTATCTGGTAATACTATTAATAGTTTCCATATTCAAGCACCTGGATCCGGATATTCTAATTCAGATACACTTTTCTTTGACAATGCTTCAATAGGTGGAAATCAGGATGGTTCTGTTACGGTATCAAATTCTGGTATCTCAACAAATGTTGGGGATGTAGTTCAGATTACTGGTATTGCAACAATTTCTGATGCATATTACAGAATTACTAATGTTCCAGGTGCAAATAAAATTGCAATTGCTAAAACTTCTGGTGATCCCTCTACTTTCCAAGGAAGCATTCTTCTTTCCAGTGGACCTTCAATTTCAGTAAGTTCTTCTACATTCCTAAGTGGTATTACAACCTTTACGTGTTCATCTGCACATGGATTGATTTCTGGTAATAAGTTTAGAGTAATTGATGCAAGTAGTAATAATCTTGGGGATTATCTCGTAAAATCTAAAGTAAATTTGAATACATTTACTGCAGAAACTACTACAGCACTAACAAGTCCAGCATTTCTATTAAAACATAATTTTTCATCTAATTCAGGTGTATCAGATTCAAGTTCAGAAAATCTTGCAGGTAGGCAAAATACCTTCTATAGTGGAGATACTTTCGTTATCAATAATGGTGGAAATACTATAGGAATCAATACTACTTTAATTCCTCTTTCCCATCCAAAATCTGGAGTATCTGCTGGTGTTGGACTTACTGAAAGATTGCCAATAGGATCTTATATTCAAATTGATGATGAGATTATGAGAGTCGCATCAACATCGATTACGGGTTCAGATAAACTGACCGTTCTTCGTGGTGTTTTCTCATCAAATGTTGGAATACATTCCGATACTTCATTAGTCAAAAAAATTAATGTAATTCCTGTTGAGTTCCGCAGACCATCAATTATTCGTGCATCGGGACATACGTTTGAGTATCTTGGATATGGTCCAGGTAACTATTCAACTGGTCTTCCACAAGTTCAAACAAGAACTCTGACAGAAAAAGAAGAGTTCTTAACACAATCTCAAGAAAGATCTGCTGGTATTGTTGTTTATACTGGTATGAACAACAGAGGTGACTTCTATATTGGTAATACCAAGAAATCTTCTTCGACTGGTGAGGAAACTTCATTTGATACTCCAATTCCGACAGTTACTGGAGAAGATCCCGCAAGATTGAGTGCAATCTTTGACGAAATTACTGTTAAGGAAAGAATTGTTGTTGAAGGTGGAGATTCACGTCAAATTCTTTCACAGTTTGATGGACCTGTTACCTTTGGTGGTGAAGTAAGAATTAAAAATACACTAGCACTTATTGGTAAATTAAGAATACTTAATACTACAAATAGTACCGGTATTGGAAATGGTTCTGTTGTGATTGATGGTGGTGTTAGTATTGCTAAAAATCTTTTTGTTGGTGGCAATACAAACATTACAGGAGATTTTGATGTAACTGGAAACACTACTTTTTCAACTATAGTAGCAGCAGGTGCAACATTTGGCAATATTCAAATTGCCCAGACTGATGATAATACTATTGATACTTCATCTGGTGATTTTAAAATAAGTTCTATTGTAGGATCACTTGTTGCAATTCAAACAAATACCACAATTACTGGTATTTTGAGTGTAACTGACGATATTACAGCATTCTGGTCCTCCGATGAAAGATTAAAGGATAATATTACTCCAATCCATGATCCTCTATCAAAAGTCATTTCAATCAGTGGTAATACATTTGATTGGAATGATAAGTCTAATAAGTCGGGAAATGATGTTGGATTGATTGCACAAGAGATTGAAAAAGTTCTCCCAGAAGCAGTTACAACAAGAGACAATGGATACCTTGCAGTTGATTACCATAAGGTTGTTCCTCTGCTTGTAGAGGCAATTAAAGAACTCTCTGGTAAGGTCGATGCACTTGAACAAAAATTACAGGATAAATAACTCTAAAGCTTATAATAATGGCAAATATTAGGAAGTCATTTAATTTTAGGAATGGTGTTCAGGTTGATAATGATAATTTCATTGTAAATTCGAATGGTCTGGTGGGGATTGGAACATCTATCCCTACTGAATCTCTCGATTTGATTGGAAATGCAAAAATTACTGGATTTACAACAACAATAACCTTAGGAGTTGCACAGACTGCAAACTTTTATAATGATCTAAAAGTGGGACCAGTCAATATAGATCCTAGTAGTGGAGTAATCACAGCAACAAAATTTGTTGGAGATGCCTCCGGTCTTCAAAATATTTTCGCAATTTCAACAACTGGTTGGATTTCACAAGGAGTAGGATTACATACATTTAGATCGATTGGTATTGGAACCACAAATCCAGTATATAATTTACAAATAGGAGGAGACCCTGCCACAGCAACTGGTGCGGGTTTTGATGGTGGAAATATTCTTGCAAGTGGTATAGTTACTGCAACTAGTTTTGTTGGAAATTTAACAGGTAATGTAACTGGTAATGTAACTGGTGTAGCTGCATCTGCAACTAAACTTGAAACTGCGAGAGATTTTAATATCACTGGTGATTTAGAATCAAGCACTATATCTTTCGATGGAACAGGTAATGTTAGTTTACCATCTGAACTGTCATCTAGTTTCAGTGCAAATACAAGTGGTATTGTAACTGCGAGTAAGTTTGTTGGTCCTACAGAATCAACAACATCAACGATTACTACCGGAACAATTACCACAGGAACAATCACGAATGCAAACATCACTAATGCTGATGTTGGTATTGGAACCTTTGATGATTTAAGAATCAATAAATCTGCTGCAGCAAGTCTTGTTGTTACGAGTACAACAAACTCATCTGTAAGTATTGGTGAATCTGTAGGTGCAGGTAATAGTAGTGCCCAGTTACTCTATACACCAGGCACAGGACGTTTGGATATTAATAACTACGATGTTGGTGGAGTCAGTATCAATCTTCATGAAGGGACTGGTACAGGCACAACAGAAAGTTTCAATGTCAACTATGACAATTCAACACAGTTTGAAGTCACTTATGATGGAAAAGTTGGTGTAAATCGTGGTGGTGCTGCATTAGAAAATAATTTAGAAGTTGGTGGTGATGCTCTTATTACTGGAAATTCTCAAATTGTAGGTATACTTACAGTCGGAACAGGTTCAGAACAAGTAACTCTTGGTGATGGTAGTCCTATACCAGTTTCAGATAGTCAAAATTTTAATACTTTAAGTGGAATTAGCACATTTAATAAGTTGAGTGTGCAAGATATTCAAGTTGGAGGAGGAATAACAGTATCTTCTGATGTTTATGTTGGAAATGACGTTGGTATAGGAACAACAACAAACGTTGGTTTTGCTACTGGAGGTATTAATCCAAAACTTCAAATATTTGGAGTAGCATATTCTACAGAAGGATTCATATCCAAGCAGACACTTGGAATTACAACAAATATTGACGGATCTTTTCAATCAGATCCTAGAACAATTCCAAGTGATTTAGGTTCAACAATTCCATTCTTGTCTTATGGGGATTTCCAAGTTGATAGTGGTGCAGCAGGATTTATTTCATCTAATTTTCTAATAGTTCCTACAGTTGGAGTTGCTACCGTAGGATTTGGATCAACTAATCTTGGAATAATTTCAAAAAATCATATACCAGGTGGAAGTGAATCAGAATACTTATCATCAGTTGGTGTCAATACTTACTTTGCAAGGTCTGTATTTGATGTAGGAACTGCTTCTACATCGATGAATAGTTATTTCATTCCTCCATCATTAACAGAAACTCAGATAAGTGTTGTTAGTAATTTATGGCAGAATCCATCTGGATTTGGGACAGTACTTTCAAGAAAAGTTACTCCAAATGGACTTGTTCCTGGAGGATTAGTATATAACTCCTCAAGAGATAACATCCAGATTAGAAATACTGCATCATCATTTAGAAACTTAAGTCCTGTTGTTGCATTTGGAACTATTGTTAGTGGTGCAGTACCAACTCCTGCTGACGGATATAATTTGGATGCTCCAGCAAACAGCACTAATGATGCAAACTTTAGTTTTAGCACTGCATTACAATCAGCAAACTATACGGTAATTGTTTCTAATACCGGAACATCAACATTTACTGTTCCTGAAGTGAATAAAACAACTGCTGGATTTAAAATTACTTTTAGTTCTAGTGCTAGCACCAAAAGTTACTCTGTAATGATACTTCAAGTATAAGGACTTGACAAGACTCTAAAAACCATGTAGACTACCTTTGTTAGGGTTGAAGAGGAAGCTATAAGACACTTTAAGAACCGTCTACCAGGTCGCACTGGGGACGGTTTTCTGCTATAATAAGAAGGTAATCGAGGGACACCTTTGACCATCACTCTCAGACCCCATCAACGCAAAGCACTGAATGAGATGCTGGCATATGACAAAGGTCAGTTGATCATCCCTACGGGTGGTGGTAAGACCTTGTGTATGATACATGATATTGTTGAGAATCAAAAGTATATTGATAATGGTTCTACTATTGTTGTTGTAGCACCACGTATTCTGCTTGCAGAGCAACTTTGTAGTGAGTTTCTTGAGGTAATTGATACAACTCACACACATGTGATGCATGTTCATAGTGGTGAGACTTCACACTTCTCCACAACAAAAGCAGAAAAGATCAATCTTTTTGTAAATACTGCTAGAACTGCTGGTGAGAATGTAGTAATCTTTACCACATATCACTCTCTACATCGTCTTGTAGAAGCAGATATCGAAGTCAACACGATTTACTTTGATGAAGCGCATAACTCAGTCCAACGTAACTTTTTCCCTGCTACGGAGCACTTTTCTGCTGATGCTGATCGGTGTTACTTCTTCACTGCTACTCCTAAGCATTCTCTCTCTATTTACAAGCCAGGGATGAATGATTATGAGGTCTACGGTAAAGTCATCTGTAACATTCCTGCTCCTACATTAGTAGAGCAAGGATACATTCTGCCACCTAAGGTTGTTGTAAAGCAACTGGATATGGTTCAGGACAAGCAAATGATTGCCGACCGTGATTGTCAGAATCTGATTGAGACAATTGATGAGAACTCACTGGATAAGATTCTGATTGCCGCACGTTCTACCAAACAGATTATCAAACTTCTGAGTCAATCTGATTTCCGTAATGAACTAGCAAAACGTGGTTATTCCTGTCTGTATATTACATCCAAGACTGGTGCAATCATTGATGGTCAGAAAGTCAATCGTGAGGTATTCTTTGATACTCTGAATGCATGGGGTAAAGATCCTAACAAAAAGTTTGTTGTTCTTCATCACTCTATTTTGTCTGAAGGTATCAACGTCAGTGGACTTGAGGCGGTGTTGTTCATGAGAAACATGGACTATATCGGTATTTCGCAAAGTATTGGACGTGTGATCCGTCTAGGAGGCACCCAGAAGACCTTTGGACTGGTCTGTGTTCCAGTTTATGATAAAGTGGGCATCAGCACTGCTAAATCCGTTCAGGCAGTCGTTGACACCGTGTTTAAGCAGGGTCAACCTGCCATCTCTGTTATCCGTCGTTGAGGTCATTATGAACACTAGATATCTAAAACAAAAAGGAAGAATGTTTCAACAAAAAATCAGAGATCTCATCATTGAATCTTTTGGTCTTCCACAAGAAGATGTAAAGTCTTGTAGTATGGGTGCTGGTGGTGTTGACATTCAATTATCATCTCATGCTAAAAGAGTTTTTCCATTCTCCATTGAATGTAAAAATGTAAAAGGTTTATCTGCACTATCAACTTATTATAAACAATCAGTTTTAAACTGTGTTAAAGAAACAATCCCTGTTCTTGTGTGTGAGATGCCAGATGGAAAACCTTTGGTTACAATGTCATTGGAAGATTTTTTCGAAGTTGTACGTCGTTGATATTGTGCTATAATATCCAGGTAATCTAAGATTATTATTCAAATGAATCCTTCAAAATACATTACATCCTCCATGCGAACTACCATTTACAATTCGGATGGAGAACATCTTAACAAATCCATTAAACATGGTGCAGTTTGTCAGGGAACTACTGGTCGAAAATTTAATAAAAATCAACGTGTCATTGTTGCAGATAAACGCAATGATGGTAATTATGATCTTGGATTTGGTGTTGCAACAGGAGAACAAATCGAAGTTGATGCTACTAAAATTTGGAAAAATTGGCAAGATCATCCCAATTCTGTGATTAATTGTGTTTCTTTTTTTGCAAAAGTAGAAAACGTTCCCAGACACATGGTTAATCCTACACAAACTGATATTCCTAATCATCTTCGGGAACCTTTGTGGACTCTTTCTGCCAATTAATAAACTGGCACACTCTGCTTCCGACTTTGCCTCACTCTGCTATAATACAAAGGTAATCAAGGGAACACCACCATGAAATGCAAAGTTCAACTCTATGTTGCTGGCACCGTATTTGATGAAGTTGTTGTTGCACGGGACTATGAAGATGCAAAAAAAACTGCCCTTGCACGTAATCCTACAGCAACAATTGTGAGTGTCACTGCCGTTTTCTAATGTCCAAGTTTCTCAAACCCCATGTTCATAATCAGAGTCTCCTGAACCCAAAATCAGGAGATCCTGACGGTTTTGTATCTAAAGACGGAATGTGGGCTGCTGTTCCACTAGCGGGAAAGAAGAAAGGGTTCTGTATTATACATAATGGTAGTCAAGTGCATAATGTAAAAACGTATAAGCAAGCACTTGATTATATCAAAAAGTATTCTAAAATCAAAAAGAAAGCAACCTCTTCTCTTGAACAATTTCTATGACTGATAAACAACAAAAGCGCAAAGATGCACTTGGACTTTTTTATGAGAGTGTATTGAAACCAGATCATGAACTCAGAAAATGTGCTCACAATCAAGAATGTTTCTTTGAGTTGATGGAATGGAGAGCAGATATATTAGAATATCTTGACCGTTGTAGAAATCAGGAGTTTAACCAATGACAGCACAATATGTGCTTTTTTTGGTATTTGGAGTTATTTTATATGTGATAGTCATTGATCCAAATGTCGCAAAAGCATTTGATTATGTTCTTCAGTTAGTGAATACAAACATTAGAAAGGAATTGTGGTGGTTAAAAAATAATCCTGCCAATCCTGTGGTAAAATATATGATATACCGTAAAAATCTCAATCTTGCAAAGGAATTGCGAGCAAAAATAAATAAACACCTAGAGGCAAAAGAATAATATGCTGTCTACAAACTACCGTCTTCGGTTAGAATTTATTTGTAAATGTATTGCAAATAACGAAGAGGTAAAACTTGATGATATGGTATGGGCACAAAAACTTGCGAAAGCAAACACAACTGCCTATGAAATGTTGAAAAAAGCAAGAAGACAATCTTCACAAAACATTGAGGAAGGTAGTATGGATGATTTTCTTAATCGGATGGGGTTAGGTGATCCCGACCCATCCGAATATAAAACGGGATTTGGATCTGCTGATGAAATTGTAGATTGGTTTAATCATGAAAAAAGAGACGATTGGAGGCAAAGAGATTAAAATGCAGGCAGTAATTTACAGCAACGGAAGTCAGGAGTGTGAGAGAATGGCATCTCTCATAAAATTTCTTGGGGATAACTTTCATGAATATGTGTTAGGTGTTGACTTTGATGATAAGGCATTTGAGTCAGAATTTGGTTCAGAGGCAACATATCCTCAAGTATCAATCGGTTATCATCACATTGGTAGCATGAAAGAAACACTTCAATATATGAGTGAGAATGGAATGTTTGTATGAAACCCCTAATCCTTATTGCTTGTTTTTTACCTCTGGTATTGATTTGGATCGTTATGAAACTTTCACTGTGGATTGCAGCTGTTAACCAAGAACAGAATTATGTCCGAACAGAATCCAAAAAACCACACGGACCATATGTGGCAGATGCATATGCGGATGTTGATGAGGAGGAAGAAGAATATGGAAACCGCACAGATTATCGATGATGCTTTATATGAATATTATGCTGTAGAACAAGGTAAACCTGTCCCCAATTGGAAGTATATGAAAGATGCTGATTGGTGGATTGATTATCTTGAAAGTTTAGGTATTGACCCAAGAAATCCATAGTGTTAAATATAACACAAGTTGCACTGAAGCAATGGATCAGAACTTAAATTGGAACTTACTGCATCAGTTTGCAAAAGAACTGGGTCAAGAAGGTCATGACTACAAAATACATAAGAGATCCTTATCAGACACAGTGAGCACACACAAGGAAATTGTGATAGAATATGGGTATAAACAAGAGAAACCTGATGCCCGATGAAACTTGGACAGTCATGAACAATCTTGAGCAATCATTTTCCCGAATTTCTACAGTAGAATTTATGTTGGATGAATTGCAAGAGGCTGTAGATGAACAAAATCAAATGAAAATTGTTGATATTTGTTATGCACTAAACTCTTTCCTTCCAGTTTATACTGAAAACTGGGATAAAAACTTTAAGAAAGCATGGGAACAGGTTGTAGTATGATACCAGTTTTTGTTGATGATCCTAACACATGGACCAAAATACAGGTTCCACAAGAGATTGTGAGAATTTGTGAGAATTTTACGGCACTTGATCCCTATAATGAAGAGAATACAATCACTGAGAAGTTGAGATTGATTGATTGTTATTGGTATAATATGGGATACTATGATATTGCTCCCCCACTCTTTCCTTTGTTTAAATAAAATGATCAATCCAATCTCCTATGTAAAGAACACCAGAACTTCTTATTCCAAGTTCTTAGAAAAGAGTGTGAAGGAAGTTCAGGTTCAGTTTGATGATGAAAATCCTGCATGGATTCCTTATGATACTTTAATCGCAATAGATCGCATGATTACAAATGAAAAAGAATGATGTTATAGAATACACGGGATGCTCTGAAGAGCAAATAAGATGGGGAAACAATGATGATCCCACTTCACATCTTATAATTGGTAAAGAATATATTATTGAAAAAGTGGATGTTCGTTCTCAACATACGAAAATAAAACTTTACAATAAGGAGGGATGGTTTAACTCAGTATGCTTTGAACTGAAAGATTCTGGGGTAAATAGTAGTTTAGAATATCTAAAAGACATGGATCCAGATAGCATACAGTTAGAGACCACATCTAAACTCTTTGAATATGAAAAACTATCCAGAGAAATTGAGAACTGTGAAGATCTTGATACAATGAAAGTAATGGCAAGATGCTTTATTAAATTGTATCTAAGACATCAAGAAGTTACAACCCAAATTATGAAAATGCCATGAGTTTAATTGATCCCTCCGACCCATTGTTCTTTACAGAATCATCCAGTGAACCTTATGATCGACATCACTATAAAGTTACAAAAACTGATGGTAAGTCTCTTACAGTAGAATCATGGGAAGAAGCACAATCAATCTGGTGGAATACTCCAACATCTTTTCTCTCTCATATTGATGTGCTAGATAAAAAAGAAGTAAAAGGTTTCAAATGATGAATGATTTTTTAGACAACTTAGGTGCTCAACAACACGAAAAAATGATTGAGAAAAATGCCAGCAAAGAAGACTACTACAACTCGCAAAGCGAAGGCAAAGAGTTCAACAAAAACTCCCAAGAAAAAGAATCTAACACCTGAAGAAATGCATCCATTTAAAGCATTCCCTTATCGATTAGAATACAGGGACGGAAATGAAGATCGAATCTGCCATTTTGATTGTAATGAACACAGACAAGCACACATTAAACGATACAAACTCAGAAAAAACAAATACACAATTAATGATCTCACCGTTGCCTAACCTAATCGCAACGGGCTTGATATTTCTGTCCGTCTTTGCTATAATCCTTGCAGGATACATTCACGGGCACATGAGTATCTCTGCTGTCTACAAAACTTTAAATCCATGACTAAAAAAGAATTTACTGGAAAGGGTGGTGAAACTTGGGAGTGGGAAGAAACTCCTGAGGTTACTGAAGCACTCAAGCAACTTCATGATAGAGTGAGACGTGCTAAACTCAAAGAGCAAGATGATCAACTAAACTATGATACAGGAGGAAAATGAGCGATCAATTTATGAATGACGACGAATATGATCAATTAATGAAAGATGGACTGGAAAGGTACAAGAAAAGAATGAACAACATCAAGGAAGCAAAACTTGATTTTGAAGATATGGAACTTCTTCAATTGGAGTTTTATGTAAGTGAAATGGAGAAAAATTGTTCGATGGGTGGAGAGATCCGTCGTCATGAATCCATTTACAATAAAATCAAAAAGGAACAATCAAGAAGAATTCTTGTTAAACTTGAAGAAGAAGCACTCGGTAAATTTAAATGAAAGATCAACCAATCACAGTCGAAGACTATAAAGAGCACAGTCAAGAGTTCTTTGATAAGTATTTTTATGTTGCCAAAGAACTTGGTGAAGGTGCTAAGGCAGAAGACATCCTTAAAATTATGGAGTCTCTTGCTGGTGTTGTTATGAAGAAAAGATCTGAAACTAAAGTAGGACCTTTTGGATTTAATAAAAAACCACCCGAAGAGAACAATGATTCAGACTGATACAAAACCAGAAGTCATTATACCAGAAGGTGCCGAACTTATTGACGAGTGTTTCTATGTTTGGGCAACTCGTTATGGTTTGTTTTCTTCTATGACCAAAGATGGTCGTCAAATGCTCACTGGTGCCATTAAAGAAAATGTGACTATTATGACACGATGGCACCTTAAGTGTGAACAAGAAGGTTGGCCTGAAGGTAGCACTAGAGTAGTGAATAGTGGCATAGTTAGTGGTAAACTTTAGTATATGAAGGTTAAAGTGTTAAATACTTAAAACATCCAAACAAATCTTAAAGTGGATTTATCCGACAAAAAAGCAACAAAAAAAATTATCAAAAGATCTAAAAAACATCCTGAATGGTATTCTCAAGAAGAAGTTTTATATGCTAAAATGATTAGAAAGCAATTAAAGAAAAATGAAAGACAGTCTGAAAGTAGACCAGAATAAAGACGGAACCTTTAGTCTTGAATGGGATAAAGATGATCCTAATTGGAAGTTCTTAAATGGTATGACAAGTAAGGAAATTCAGGAAATTGTAAATCGAGCAATCAAAGATCAACTTGACTCTTAATAATAAAAAAATGGCACTCTCAGAATCAGTCGAAGCATCACTCAAAGAAGCAGAACAATCACTTCGCAATGCACTTGCATTTGCGGCAAGGCAAGAAAGACCAATGGTTTGCAACAATATTGCAGAGATGATAAGTAAAATAGAATCAGTTATCTCTACTGATGAAATTCTTGATAAACTTGAAAATCGTAATCCTGGAGATAGTGGCATCTTTGACTCTTGGTTTAATACTGATGAATAAATGTGAATAAAAACTTAAATTCCTAGATAATATTGGATTCTAATGTTAGAATATCAACACACCGAAAGAAATCTATGACTTTACCAAAAAACGGCAAGAAATTGACCGAAATGGAGGAAAAAAGCATGAAAATTGCCCTAAAAGAGGCAGATATACGTGCAATTCATCCTGAAAGAATGGAAGCTCTTGCTCATTATTTGGTAGAAAAGGCAAAAAGTCAAAATAAATAAAAGTATAAGAACAGTAGCACAATGGAAAACATCGAAACTCACATCGCCAAGGACAAAGAAATCCTTGACAATCCTATGATCTCTCCCAATCAACGTCGTCACATTGAAGGTGAACTACATGAATTGGAAGAATATGCTGAACATCATAAGAAAGAAATTGAAGCAGGTGATCATCACGATCCGTCATACCTTGAGTTGTTCTGTGATCAGAACCCATCAGAACCCGAATGTTTGGTTTATGAAGACTGATTGAGACAGTTTGAGAAGTGTCACACTGACCCTTACAGGGTCTTTTTTATGCCTTATAATATAGAGGTAATCAAGCAAAGGCACCATGGGTACCCGTTCCCGCATCGGCATCCAACTTCAAGATGAGAGCATCGTTTCTGTTTATTGTCATTATGATGGATATCCTGCGTTCAATGGTAAAGTTCTGCGTGACAACTATGATACCGTTGAGAAAGTAAAAGAACTGATTGATGGTGGTGATATGTCCTGCACCTGGACTAATTCTGGTTGGGGTAATGAAACTCTGCCTGAGTCTGGTGCTCTGTATTATACTATGCGTGGTGAATCTCTTGAAGATAATGCACCACGTCTTGACAAAGATATGGAAGAGTTTTTCTCTGATGGTGAAGAATACTCCTACATCTTCCGTAATGGTAACTGGTTTGCTTATGACATGCATCAGTTTGAAGATATGGTAGCACCAGAACCTGTGGAAATCCCTGCTGGTCCAGTTGCCTAAGTGTCCCAATGCATCCTGAAACCCTCTCAGGATGCCCTATAATATGTTCATACAAGGGAAACCACCATGACTGCCACTTTCACTGACTACGTTGCTCAACAGGATGCACGTAACACCATTCAGTTGAATGTCACCAAGTATGCTCTCATGCTTTGTGATGCACTGCAACAGTCTCATCAGCGTCAACATCCAAATGGTCGTAACTATTCTTATGCACTGATCTCCGGTCGTAAGTATCATAAAGTGATGCAGTGTGTCGATGGTCAGACGGAATCAGTTCATGCCTTCATTGATAAGAAAACTGGTGAAGTATACAAGGCAGCATCATACAAGGCACCAGCAAAAGGTGTTCGTTTCAATCTGCTAATCATCGAAGAACGTGAGTTTGTGTTGGAGAACTGTGATTGGGCAGGTGGTTATCTTTACATTCGTTGATTATTCCCAAATCTTTTCATTAAACACTGAATTATTATGGCACACGAATACGATCTCACGGAACAATCTGATCTTGATATGTTAGATGAGGTTGATGGTGAGTATTACAATTGGGATCAGAATCACTCTGGTTATTTGTGGTTGACTGATGCATGTGTGGAGAAGTATGGATTAGAGAAGGGTATGGATGTAGAACCCATTGACTGGGATATTTGGGATGATGAGTATTACGCTGAATACAAAGAGATGGGATTAAAGTGGGATCTTCCTATTCAACAATATGCCTCAGTGCATGATAAGGATGGAAAGTATCTCCGTGATTGCACCTATGAAGACTGGGAAGTATGTAAGGCAAATGGTATTAAGGAAGAAATGTTAAGTGATGAAGGTTGTGAAATTATGGGATGGTGTGACGGATGATTGTAAATCTAACAAAGAATGAGATAAAGCATCTTGTATATCTTCTGGGTAAAGGAGATGCTGATTATCCTGAATTAAATCAGAATTTACTGAACAAATTAGGATCACTGATTGAAGTCTGTACTTGCAAAGAAAAAAATTCTGAGACTGAACAATGAAAGCATCATCTGATCGATGGATTGTCTCATGGAAACGTGAGAAGAAAAATGGTTACACTTCAACTCAGCAAGTTGTAGTCTATGGAATCAAAAATGTTGAGCACATTATCAATACAATGGTTCCGACAGATGAATGGAGTGTAACACCAGCATGACTGCTAAAGAAAAACTTTTATTCTTATCATCTTTTATCTGGGTTTTACATTGGGGAACATGTCTTACATCTTTCATAGTGGATACGGTTATTCTCAAAAACGGTGTGAGGATATTGCCCATTGGTTTTTGAGTGAATTTTTCCCACGACACAAAATTGTGGTAGAGATTGAACATAAAGGTCTCAAACGTGATGGTGTTGTTGGGTATTGTGATGTGATTGGTAATGATTATCGGCCACGACACTTCTTGATTGAACTTCAGGCACGTATGTCTGAGGAGATGTATATAAAAACTCTTTTTCATGAACTGACTCATCTGGCACAGTGGGTAGGTGGTTCTCTGCGGTTTCATCATGGAAAAATGAGGTATTGTCAGGAACCGGTGGAGAATTATGATTATTGGGATCAACCACATGAAATTGAGGCACGGAAGGAAGAAGTAAGGCTATATGATCAGTGGTTAAATGAGGAATAGAGTGTGCCAGTCGGCAAACCGGTTCAGATGCTTGACATTACCATGAATCGGTGATATATTAGATTCATGGGAGAAATCCCCGATCAACATTAGTCTTTAAGGAGATTGTAATTGTGTCCAAAACAAAAAAGCAAGGTGCAGGAACATCAATCGAGCATTATATTCAAGATGCAGCAGAGATTCGATTGACCGCACGTTTACAAGAAGAGGCAGAGAGATTAGGAGTTGCCTCTAAGAGCATTTCTTCAGAAATCAATAAGGAATTTGAGAAGGCATGTGTAGACGGTAATATTGAGACTAAGTTCTCTAAGAGTAAGTATTCTAAAAATATAGAAGCAACATATCAGTCTATAGTTCAGGATCTTATTAAGAAATATCCTGATCGTAAGTTTTATTTTCAGTGTGTAGATACAGAGTATCGCAATTTAGGAAAGAAAGGTGATATTCTTATTCATTTTGATGATGGTGAGAAAATCTCTGTTAGTGTTAAGAATTATCAGAATGGATATTCTTCTATTCAGGTATGTTCAGGAACATTTAATTCTACATTAAATAACATCTTATTTGATAATACTGATTGTTCTCCTGGAATGTATATTTCACCTTATGGTGTAAAGTTTAAGGGAAGCAATAGAGAGTATCGTGATGGACTTGTAATGAGACAATATCCTGAATTACTTCCTTTCTTTGGTAAGTTGGATAATATTAATGATAGTATTCGTGACTACTATATTAATAGTCCAGAGGCAGAGCATTATGAAAATGTAGCAGATCAGTGGAAGAAGGATTGTTCTTCTGTTGGTACTGAAGTTGCACCTCTTGTTGTTGAGGCACTTTCATTTCTACCTAATGAATCGGTTCTTGGTAGAATGCAGAAAGCAACTGGTTTAGTATCTGATGAGCATCTACTCTGTCTTGGTAAAGGTGAATATCTATTCTCTGTTACTAATGAGGATTATCATAAACTTTGCAATCGTGTAAAGGCAGCAACTCATGTTGAGTTGGAGAGTAGAGGACAATCAGTTTTCTATCATATCTGTGATGCTGATGGTGTAATCATTAGTATTAATCAACCATGCACACTGCAAAAGAATGGAGCATGGTTTGCAACCAATGAACCAAAGTTTGAGGGTGTTCGTGAAAAGAATGATAAAGGTAAAAAGTTTATGCTTAAGTGGGGTCAAAGAAGACCACGTAAGAGTAAAGAACTTGCAACATCTACAAACATGTATCTTAAATTAAAAGACTATATGTAGTCTAATGTTTTGATTTATTAATGAATCTTTCAAACTCACTTGAAAGATTCATATATACATGGTATTCTTGAAACAACCTTTAAAAAAACAATGAGTAAGCATTCCTTCGGCGTAATTAACGCACAAAAATTTCCAAAAGCACCCGATTGTAAAGAGGGGTATGAATGGATTGATGGTGGAGATGTTAAGATGATCCCAATTGAAAATTGGGAGTCTGATTATGAGTGTGATGCAAATACTAAAATAAATGATCACACAAATTATGAAAAAGTAGAGAGTAATTTACAAGCAACGGGATTTGATCATTCTTTTGAACCAGGACATGCAGTTCCTATCCCTGGGACAAATAATGTTTCAGGAAAGAGTGCTAGAACTCGTCATAATATTCTTAAAAACAATGGATATAAGTATTATCCAACTAGGTTAATGACACCTGTTGAGGGATATGATGAAAGAATATCATCATTTTCTGAGGCGATGTCTGCTGATCTGCAACATAAACCACATAGAGAATTGAGTATGAAGCAAATTGCACAACAAATGTGGGCACAAAAAGATAAAGGTATTTCCTGGTATCATGGGCAACCCGTTAATCCTGTGACCGGAGAAATTATCTATGGGGATGATGAATTTGATCATGCTTATGATACAGAGTTTGGAATCAATCAGGTATTTTGGCATAAAGTTCCAAGGGGAACTATCAGAAATTTAGTAAACAAAGGATTTTCCACTGCTGTGAAAATCAATGATAAAGATGAGAGAGTAATTAAGCAAGAAGTCAAAGATCATGAACTTGGAAATGGTAATGATGGATATAAAGTCAGTTTGATTTGTATGGATGACGCTGGCGCAAATGCTCCTGCTAAATTGTGGAATTTGTTTATGAATCCAAATAATAAGATTCGTCACATTATTTTCACTAAAAAAGCACAAACGGCAGAAGAAGTGAAAACAATGAGAGAGACCTGGAGAAAAACTTTGATTAATTATGCAAAGATTGCTATTCAGTTTTCTCTGCAAAATAAATATATTTCTCCCGAAACAAGGGAAGAATTTATTAATGAGCGACTTCATATAATGTTTGCAAATTTTGAACTTTATGGGTATAATCATCTTGAGGATGAGGAAAATTATGTGAAGATTGATATGTTTCGTGAGTATGTTTGATCTAATCTAACAGATAAAGTATAACGACATTATTCTCATTGGAGATTGGTTTGTTTAATTAAATAAATCACCTCTAAGAGAATATGCAGTTTGATATAATAGTAACGAATCCACCATTTCAGGATTCTACCAATAAGAAGAAGACACAACATAAGCTATGGATTGACTTTACACAGAAAACATTCAGTGAGTGGTTAAAACCTGGAGGTATTCTCCTTCAGGTTTCTCCTAGTAGTTTCTTATCACCATCCAGTAAGATTCTGCAACTGTTTAAGTCTAAGGCAGTGAAGTTTCTGAACTTAGATACAAAAACTTATTTTCCTGAAGTGGGAAGCACGTTCGCCGACTATATGGTCTCCAACCGTCCCGGCATCGAAAAAACTAAAGTTGTTACTCAAGACGGTACATTTGACTGTAAAATAGATGATTCAGTGTTCTATTTGCCTATAGATTTATCAGAAAATGCCTTATCTGTTCATAATAAGGTAATGTTTGAGATAAGAGAGCACCTTGATGTAAGATATGATTATGTGACGTGTCATAACGTGAATTTGCTACGGGAGACTGGTATCATCAATAAGTGGGATAACTGTTGTGACATTAAAACTAAACAAGAGTTTATTGATAGTCATCCAATTCTACACACAAACAAACAAACTTGGTATTCACGAATTCGACAGGATTGGGCATCAAAGAAGAAAGTAATGTGGTCACGGAGTGGATATACAAAACCAGTTTATGATGATGGTATTTTAGGTGGTACTGATATGGTATATTATGTGTTGGTGAATGATAAAGAATCGGGAGAGAATCTAACACATAACCTGAATAGTACGCTAATGAAGTATATTCTCAAGACTGCAAAATGGTCTGGGTTTGGTAATGAGAAAGTATTTTGTAGGTTGCCAAATTTACCAATTGATTGTAAAATGAGTGATGATGATGTGTTTGATTTCTTCAACATCACAGAACAAGAGAGAGTGTATGTCAGACAAATTGTGGGATGAAGTAAAGAATAGGATGAATGATCACTCTTATATGGGTGAGATTAATCGTGACGAATACAGAGTCAAAGTAACAGCCGAGGTTTTTACTCCGACTGATTTGGTGATAAGAATGATTCGTGAATGTGGTACGGATGAGTTTGTATCAGGCAAAACAGTTCTTGACCCTGCATGTGGAGATGGTCAGTTTCTAACAGCAGTCAAGTGGGTGAAAGTGTTGTTTCATAATATGAGTGAGGAAGATGCACTTAAAGATATCTATGGTGTGGATATTATGAGAGATAATGTTGACCTATGTAAGAAAAGATTGGGAGGAGGAAAAATATTAATGGGTAATACATTAGATCCTGCAAAGAGATTAGACGGTCAAAGTGATAGTGAACATGATATGATGAAGTTTCTATTTCTAGCACAGACAACGGTCTATAGTGCCGAAGCAATGGACACCTAAACAAGTGGCACAGGGTGTCCTGAAACCCCACCAGGATGCCTTATAATACAGAGGTAATCAAGGGAACACCACTCACCATGCAAATCACCAACAATGTCACCACGGTTGATTTCTTTCCTGAGGCATTCATTGCCGAGGCAGATGAAGAGAAAGGAATGATCACTGTGGTCAAACGTTTTCAGAAACGTGTTACTTTCAATGCTAATGGTCTGAAGTCTTATTCAACTGTGACGGCACTGAATGCACGTAATGAGTGGGACACACGTATTGCGAATGGTGCGGTGGTAACTGATTTCAATCTTGACAAAATGCCACGTTCAGAGTATACTCCTATGGCAGTAGGTTGATGAGTAAGGTTAATTTTATTCAATACATGCTGGCATTTATCATCACGATGTTCGCAATGTCATCTTATTTGATGTTCCTTGCAGAACGTGACACCAAAATGATGAACTATTATGACTCAACAATCGAATCAAGAGTTCGTGAATGACTTGTTTGACAAACTCTTTAAGCACACAGACACGGACATGATTGATTTGCACGATGATGATTCTTGTGATGACCATCTCCAATTTGAAAAACTCATTCTTGACTTCTAATGACTGATCTAACTTTTTCTGGTGTATTTGTTACTTGTGAAGATTATGGATGCATTTATACTGTTTGCACTGAAGGTGAATTGTTTTATGCACCTATTCATAATGATGGAAAGATAGATTTTGATGAATTTAATATGGTAGATTTTTGGGAATGTGATTTGGATGTGGAAGAATTGGAGGAGATACAATCAAAGTTAATTGATATGATGCAAATTGCCGGACTGTATTTCAAATCACAACCAATTGAATTATCAGGAGTTAATGAATGAAAAAGACTGAGATTAATATTGAACTGAATGTGCATGAGTTAGATATTATACTCAAGGCACTTGAATTAGTAGAGAACGGAGATGAGATACAGATCAATCGATCATCAGGTAGTATTGACACCTTGTATGATCGATTGTATGATTATTATGCCACATTAGACACAACAAACGTCGAACTCAATTATGAATCTTATGTTGAACCCTCTTTCTAAAAGAACACCAGTGACCCCACAAACAAATCCAGAGTTATGGTATTCATGGTATAATGTGGTCAAAGAAGATGCACCTGAGGTATTAGATCAGTTTATTGAAAACACTGCTGCAAAGATGGAACTGACTGTTGATTACTTTACTGCGGAGTTCTTGTGAAATACATGTATGTTGTTGATTACTGGGTGCCATTTCCACAGTCAGAGTATGGAGGGTTAATTACATTGATTGCAGAGAATGATGCAGAAGCCCTTGAATTGTTATCTGATGAGGAATCATTTAATGAGGACTATGGACATTTGATTATGGAAAAGATTATTACCGCAAATAAACTCAGCTTGCTAGATGAATATGAATCTGGTATAATAGAAGCATTCTGCACTTAATCTCTATGGAAGAATTATATAAACTACAGGAAGAAGGGACGATGGGATGGACTGATGTTACGGGAGCATTAACAAAGGAGGAATGTAAGAGACAATATGAAGAAAATTTAAATGATGGTACAAATCCAAAACGATTAAAGATTGTAAGAGTCCAATGATTGATTTCCCACACCTACCACCCGAAGGTTTTTCTTATTCATTTGAATCATTTAGCGCAAGGTATGATGCAGTATGGATAGTCAATCATGCAGACTTCTCTTATAGAGATACACCACCCAAATCAATATGGGGATTCTATTCATCAAAGAAGGGAAAGTATTATGCACCGATTAATTCAAAGAAGGTAGGTAAGGAAGTATTGATTCAGGATACAACTCCTTATAGTGCAATGAAAAAGAACCTAAATCCATTAGAAGCAATATTGTATTCATGAGTTATGTTCCAAAGGTTAATGATTATGTAATATGGAATCATCATGGTATTATACATGAGGGATGGGTATACTTTGTTGATAGTGCCTATATTACGATTGAGACAGGAGTAAGACCTAAACCAAACTGTGAGTATACCAGAGAAGAGAAACATAAGTATATTCATACTCTGCTTTGTTGTTATCCTCATCAATGGAAAGATCTAACTTATGTGAAGAGCCGGAAGAGCATTTATGAATCGTTATAAGAAAGTATTATTTCCTATACATTTGTTTCAGACAAATATTCGTGAAAACGGATTAATCTTAGATGATGTATTAGATAAAATCGAATATCTTTATAAGAAAAAAAATTTAAAAGTTCCTGATGGTTGGTTGACTGACAGTCTGTTTACTACATTTGATATAAATGAAATTAATTCATTTATTTTTCATGAGGATAGTATATTTTTCAAGTACTATCATGATTATGTAAAAAAGTTTTTTGATAAACCAGTTGAATTTGAGTTTGATGATATTTGGTTAAATGTTTATTCAAAAGGTGAATTTCAGGAACAGCACACACATTCAAGTTTTGATGTTTTCTCAAGAAGATCACATTTCTCTTGTATTCATTATTTAAAATTTGACTCAGAAGTTCATGAACCAGTAATATTTGTTGATCCGATTGAGGAAAAAAGATATAATACAATAGAGATGGATTCAAATTATTATGGTAATGGTAGATGGTCACCTTATGTTCGTGAGGGTGATTTATTAATGTTTCCACCATATTTGAGTCATTATGTGAGTAAGTCGGATCCGACACCAAACAATCCAAGAATATCAATTTCATTTAATATTTGGATCAAACAATATGGAGATCGAAAACATGGAAATTAATTTTGATGATAATTTTTTAGAAAATAAAGAATTTAAGATTGTTCGGGATTATTGTTTAAATGCATCATATCATTATGGTGAGAGTGATAATGGTGATGATATTGTGACGGGAATGGTGCATAACATACCAGAGACAGAATTTGTATATAAGTTATTTCGTAAGAAGTTAATGGATAAATGTTCATTTCTTTCTAATATGAAATTATATCGGATGTATATTAATTGTTTTGCTCCAAATGAGAATCCATATTTTCATACTGATGGGGAGGGAGTTACATTTTTACATTATGCGAATGATAGATTTGATTTACAAGAAGGAGGGGAGACACAATTTTATGTGGATGAGAACATTTATGGTGTGATTCCAATACCAAATCGATTAGTCATGTTTGATGGTAGGATTTTACATCGTGCAACATCATTTCGGAATGGTCATCGATTTACGGTTGCAATTAAGTATTCTCCACAATAAATATAAAAAAGTCATTATATTCATGGCAACGAACGTCACAAAAACATCACACTTTACATCTGGTGCGGGTAATCCGATTTCATTTTCGCAGATTAAGGCGCAATTTGGTGGAAATACTTCTGATATCAAGGCGAGTGCATATTTAAGAAATACTGGTGATGATGTTGATTGGGATGGACCTAATGCATCATCAATTAGTCCAAGGATACCGGATGCAACAGAAAATAGTAGTGTTACTTCAACAAATAATGACTGGACGGTAGATTCATTAAGAGATACAATTACAGGATATAATGTCACTCAGAGTGGAAATAATGAAGAATTGGAATATGGTGATACTAATACATCAACATGGAATGGAAATTTAAGTCGTAATGTTTTAAAGAAGTTTGATGTAACAGGAACGATTTTTGCAAATCAAACTGATAAAGATGCACTTACATTTGATGGAAATTTATATAATTTAGAGATAGAGGTTGATCAAGCGGGTGCAATTTATGGAGAAGGTGGTGCTCTTGGAGGAAGTGGAGGAGATGCATTATATGTGAACAATACTTATACGAAATCAGATGTTGAGATTCGATCTTATGGTAGGATCTGGGCTGGTGGTGGAGCAGGTACATCGGGCAATCCCGGAAATCCTGGAGGATCTATTAATAATTGTAGTGCTACTCAGTATAGGTATGGTGTATCTAATCCTTATACGAGTGGAACTAATTTAGCATCTGCAATGCCTGGTCGGTCGTGTCGCATTGCACTGGGATCTGGAGCAAGGTGGATGAATGCGAATCAAACTGCTATCAGAAATCGTTGTCGTGGAAGTGGATCAAGAAGAGGAATGGGTGTATATCCGGCAGGTAATTATCAGTGTTCGGCAAATTGGTCGATTAATTGTTACAAACCAATCAATTTTAGTATTGGTGGAGGTGCAGCTGGAGCTGCCGGTGGTGGAGGAGTTGGACAGGGATTTAGTAATTTCAATAGTCCAGGAAGTGGTAATCCTGGAGGAAGTGGATCCACGAATAGTTGTAGTGGAGGAAGTTCGACAGGTAATAGTGGTAATCCCGGAAATTCTGGTGGTAAATGGGGACAGAGTGTGGTTGGAGGAGGAAGTGGAGGAAAATCAATTCAGAAAAGAAATGCCAGAGTCGAATATTATACTAACAATACTGTAAAGGGATCAATCACTAATATATAATAAAAAAACAATATGATGTTAAATGAATTGATATTTAAATTTATGGATGAGTTTTTTCTTCAAGAGATGCACGAATCATTTCATGCATCAAAGAATTGTCAGAAAGAACGGTGGAGTATATGTGAAGGATGTGAACACTTTGATGAACCGGAGGAAGGATGTAAGGAATGTGGATGTTATTTGCCACATAAGATAAAAGATCCATGGGGTGATTGTCCTTTAGATAAATGGATATCAAATGATGAGGAATGGAAGAATAAACATTATAATCAGTTAAAAGATGTTATAATAGAGAAGTATCCAGAATATCAAGAACTTATTGAAAGACATGAAAGAATCAACTGAATTGAAGGGAAGGTATTCTGATTTCATTGGAGAATACTCATGTGTATATTCTACGGAGTATTGTAATGAGATTATAAGGGGTTTTGATTATTATCAGGATATTGATGCAGTTTATTGTGAGGATGATCAATTTGAGAATAGTAATGCCGGTAGGTTTGATTGGGCATTAGATTTACATGATATGAGTCCGAGTATGAATGGTCCTGTATCACAACAAATGAATGAAGTATTGTTTGAATGTTTAGAAGAGTATACACAAGTCTTTGGTCATTTAAAAATAGTACCATTTTATTCATTGGCACAAAAGATACAGAAGACACCAGCAGGAGGAGGTTATCATGTCTGGCACGATGAGAATAGTAGTGTACAAGAAGCACGAAGATCTCTTGTATGGATGATCTATTTGAATGATGATTATGAAGGAGGAGAAACAGAGTACTTGTATTATAAGAAAAGAATACAACCAGAGAGAGGTAAGTTACTTATATGGCCTGCAGGTATGACACATTGCCATAGAGGAGGATTAGTATTAAAGGGGAATAAGTATGTTGCGACAGGATGGTTCTATCTGGGAGGAATGAATTATGGAAGAGAAGAATAGAGATGAAGACTTTCCTTCTGTTAATGAACAAGGAAAGAATTTAGCAAAGTTTACATTTGAAGTAGTCAAGAATGTAATTGATCTATCACCTAGTAATGAGAGTAAGTTACTTCTATCTAAAGAAGAACAGAAGGAAAGAATGGATATATGTAAGAAGTGTGATTATTATAGTGTAAGACAGAATAGATGTAGACAGTGTGGTTGTTATCTGGGTACTAAGGTGAAGTTCGGTGTGAGTCAGTGTCCAATAGGTAAATGGTGAATACTAATGAACTAATGGTAACAACGGATACATTATTGATTAAAAAATAGGTTTTAAATATGATTATAAATATAAAACTGTTTTTTACATAGTTGTGGAAAAGTATTGTATTTCTGTGGATAAACCCTATTATTTGTGTGGAAAACCTCTTATAAACCTCAGATCTTATGCCTTATAAAGTTCTTATAAACCTCAGATCTTATGCCTTATAAACCTTCTGAGACTTGTGACCTTTACCCGCAGGCTATCACACTCAGAGCATTTTGTCAACCACCCCCGCATAAAAATTCTGAGACCCACACATTTTTTATCGTCGAGACTTATAAATAATGCTTATGGATCTCGACTAGATATGCACTTGACATCTAGACGAGATAACAGTATAATATACAAGTAACATACAAATCTCGACGAGACCCATGTATTACTACGATCACAATCTCGACTATACATCATTAAGTAATGATCATAATGTATACGATCTCGACGAGATGTGTGAGACATACATGCATAATACATCACTAGATATGCAACTAGATGCATACGATGATGATGAGTATGCACGAGATACACATGATTACGTCGAGCTTGCATACAAACATTACGCATGATATAATACGTAAACATCACACGAGATACACATGTACGCACAGAAACGCATTGTAAGTGTTACATTAGACATTGAGTGTTATGAAGATCTAGACCTGCAGAATATCAATTGGGTTGATATCTTAGGACTAGAAGGTGATGAGAATATTGATATTAGCATCAGAGAGACTGCAGATCTATATTAGTGTGCCAGTTCGTGGATCGGCACAGTTTAAACTAGTGTCTTGTGCCAATCGTGGAACCGTCCACTAAATGAGCACAGGGCATCGAATTCGTGTATTGTAGAAGGGTCAAAGAAATTCACCTCAAAAATGATTAACAACGACACACTTGAGATGTTATCAGCACGGGAACAATTGATGCATGATATCGACGCAATTGTTGATGGTGAACTTAGTGGCATTATAAGTGATCGATTGAGTAATGAATTGGTGACGCGTCTATGTGATGCTGTCTGTCGTAATTTCCCCACTAAGTAACAAGAATATGTGCCAGTCGTAGAGGTGTCCACTAATCTCCCCACTGGCACCAAAATCGTGTATTGTAGTTAAGTCATCAGGAATTCACCAAATGCAAGGTTACAACGGTTGGACAAATTGGGAAACCTGGAATGTTGCTCTCTGGATCGGAAATGATCCTGGTTTGTATGAACTTGCATGTGATGTTGCCAGGGATGGTGGAACTTATGGTCATATGGTTAGTATGATTTTAGAGTGTAGTAAAGAAACACCAGACGGATGTAAGTGGGACGATGTTAATATCAACGGAATAGAAGTAAACGAAATGATGAAAGAACTTATAGACTAAGTAACCCTTACTCAACTCTCACTAACTAACACTTTTTTTCAAATGGATTACGACACTTTCGACACTGACATCTTCTCTGAGATTAATGACATGCCGGGTGAGATTTATGATGTGATTGAATATAAGGAAGAGTATGAAGATGATAAGAAGTTTGACGTAGAAGGTTACATTAACGGAAACACTGATTACTGATGAAATTTACTCTCGTTCGTTTCAAAGGTCAATGGGTGAAAGTATCGAACAAACTATCACCTCCAAGCAACTGGGTTACAGTTATTAACTCACCTCACACTAAGTAACACAAACCGGTCGGCCGCGAGTGGACAGTTGGACAAAGTGGCATAAGGTCACGGCACAGACCCCAAAATCGTGTATTGTAGAAGGGTCAAAGGAATTCACCAAATGCAAACTTACACCGACCCCTGCACTTATGCCATGCAAAATGATATGAACCGTCTCAAGGAAGAGAT